AGTTCAAACTATTCATACAGCATTTGAATCTGATTGGGCTGAATTTATTTCTCTTAGAGCTGATGCTTGTAGTGGAAGTGTTCATCCTAATATGAAAGTAATAGCTAATAAGATTATGTGTTTAATGGCTAAAAAAAGTGATTAATTGTAATATTATTAAAACTGATAAAACATGTTAGGAAGTCACAATAGTTTAACCTACTTACCTTGTAAAAGGTGGTGGATGTATTTAATTAATTGGGCAGCTAAATGTCAAAGTAAAACTCTTAGTGAGCAATTTCATGATGGAGTTAGATACTTTGATATTAGACTTAAATGGGATGATAAAGAAGGTTGGGTAATTGCTCATGGTATTATAGAGTATAAAGGAAATATTAGGAGAGTACTTGAAACTCTTGATTCTTTAGCTGACTTCTATGATGAAAAACTATATGTTAGATTTCTTCTTGAATATAACAAAAGACCTGATGATGAAGCAACTAAAATAATTAAACTTAGGAATTTTGTCAGATATGCAAGAGGAGAATATTCTAATATTATGTATCATCTTGTAGAAACAAAATGGGATGAAAAAGTTATAGATAGTTATTCTAATAATATTAGTCTAATTCATTATTCAAGTGTTCTTGGACGGAAAAGATTCTTTTGGATTCCATATTGGTATGCTAAATTTCATAATAAAGAAAATAAGAAAACCTTTAAGAATAGTCTTGAAGATAAAGTTAATAGAGTTTTAATGTTAGATTTTGTGTAATATGGCTTGGATTATAATGCTTAATTATGAAACATGTACAATAGATTGTCTTGAAACAGATGTTCTCTATGAGGATAATACAGAAATAGAAGAATGTCTTATAGCTAATCATATTGACCCTGATACAGTGGCTTATATGTCTACTGAAAATAAACCTTTAGTATATAATGTTAATTTACAAGAAACAGAGGAGGTATTTGAATGAGTAATGATTTTAAATGTTTTATTGGACTTCATAAAGATGAAATCCATAAAGAACTTGAAGTTAAGAACAAAAACAATAATGTTGTTGGTCTAAATGTTGTAAGTAAATGTGCTAATTGTGGACGTATTAAATCTGTATTTATTCCTACAGATATAGATTATGTTCAGAATAGTAGTACTCGTGTTAATCAAAAATAAATTATAATTATGAATATATTTGAAATACAAGAAGATTTACAAGCTTTAATTGATACTCTTGAAGCTAATGGTGGTGAAGTAGATGATGAACTTCTTAATCAATTTACTGCTACAAATAATGATTTTAAAGACAAATGTCTTTCTTATGCTGAAGTTATTCAAACTCTTAATCATGATTTAGTTATTATTAAAGAAGAGAAAGATAGACTTGATAGAATTAAGAAACAAAAAGAGAAATCTATTAAATTTCTTAATGATACTCTTGTTACAGCTATAGAAAGATTTGGTACTCCTGATAAAAAAGGTAAACGTATTATAGATTATGGAACTAAGAAACTTTCTGTAAAAGAAACTAAAAGTGTAGAAGTTAATCAAGAAGTTATTGATTCTATAATGGATAACTTTAAGAAAGATATTCAATATCTATGTTTTAATAATACTCTAAATACAGGAGATTCTATAGATAAAGAAGCATTTAAAGATGAAATAAATAATGTAGTCTTTGAAGAATCTGATGAATCAAAAAGTATTGAAGATTGTGATTTAGATAACATTCTTGTTTCTACTAATGTTACAATGCCTTTAAGTAAACTCATTAATACTGAAGGTTATAGTTTTTTAGTCAAAGCTGTCACTTCTTCTAATATTTATGATTTTAAAGGTTCTGTTCTTAAATCAGATATTAAGACTTTATGTGAGAATGATGTTGCTAATAATCTTGGCAAAATAGTTATAAACAAAAAAGTAAATATTAAATAATATGATAAGTAATAAGTATATATTTGAAGTTAAAATAAAAGCTGCTGATGGTAATCTTTATTCATTTTTTACTGTTAGTGTAAATATTTTAGATGTGCATTATAACTTTGATGATAAAGTTTATAATGGTCAACCTTTTGAAATAGTAGAAGTTGAACGTAAAGATAAGATAGTTGAAGGATATACATCTAATTTGGAGTTAAATCCTGATTATAAGCCAGTAAAGGATAATTCTGAAGAAGACGAGATAGTCTTATAAGCTTGTTCTTAGAGTTTAATAATGTGTATAACTATAAATCCTCCACAAGTCAAATAATAACGGCTTGTAGAGGATTTTCAAAAAATAAAATAACTGATATGAGTAAATATAATGTTAATGGTTTACCTTGGAGAAATGGTCTAGGTAAAGATGTAACTATGTGTGAAACTTCTGCTGAAGTTAATAAAACTGCTGGTCTAGATTGGACTGTTGATAAATGTCCTCTAGTAGCTAAAATGCCTTTTGGTATAGGTCGTAATAATGAAATAGACGAAGATTCTTTTGCTCACAATGGCAAAATATATCGTGATTGTCCTAAAGCTTTTGCTACTTATAGAACAGATATTAATGAACCTCTAGGTATAGTTAAATCTCAATATGAAATAGTTCAAAATGCTGATGCTTTTAATTTCTTTGATGAAGCTATAGGTGAAGGTGGAGCTACTTGGGATAGAGCAGGTTATTTTGGTTATGGTAATAAAGTATTTGTAACAGCTAAATTAAATATTGATAGTGATGTTGAAGGTGACAAAATCAACAATTATTTGGTGTTTAGTAACAGTCATGATGGCAGTGGTTCTGTTAATATTCTTCTATCTCCTATTCGCGTTATATGCACTAATATGCTCAATGGTGCTTTAATGAAGAATGATTGTTATATTAGACTTAGACATACTAAGACTGTTAAAGAAAGACTTGAAATAGGAACACAAGTTCTTAAAGTTGCTTGTGAAAGAGCTAGAAGTGCTCAAGAACTATATAGAGAAATGTCTAAGATTAAACTTGATGATGGTGCTGTTATAAAGTATCTAGCAAATATTAATCTTAATGACGAAGAACAAGAAAAGTTAATGTCTTATGATTCTAAACATGGTTATGATAGATTAGTTAACAAAGAATATAGATGTCTTGAATCTACAGGAATAAGTACTCGTAAAGCTAATATTATATCTGGAATGTACGAATATTATAATGATGGTATTGGTCAAAAAGATATATATGGAAATGGTTGGGGAGCTTATAATGCAGTTACAGGTTTTTATTCTAATGTTGCTAATCTTGAAGGTGAAAAGCGTATGGAATCTCTTATATGGGGTTCTGCTAATAATAATATGCTTAAAGCAGCAAATGAAGTAATGAAATTAGCTATATGATGACTATAATTAAAACTAAATATAGTATTGGTGACGAAGTTTATGTTATAGATTTCTCTAGAGGAGTAGTTGCTAAAGGCTATGTTTCTAGAAAACTAATACAAGTTATATCTGATGAAGAAACTTATGTTTTTCTAGATATAGAAGATGTTAATTCTAGACCTATTGTTCAACAAGTTAATGAGAACTTTGTTTTTAAAACTAAACAGGAACTTAAAGAATGGGTTGAGCAAATAGTTAAATAGCTAACTATCTATACTAGTAATACTAACACCCCCGTAGAAGAGATATTGATGGCTATAACTCCTATTACTATTTATATTAATGTTAATGTTTAAAGTGATACTAAAGCCGACAAAGGAGATATAACATCAAACATCTCTTCTACGGGGGAGATAGTGTTGCTAGTTATGATATTTATACTAGTAAAATAAATGTTTAAAGATATTTGTGGCATATAATGAGAAATATTATATTTGTAATAGATAACTGGCTATATAATAGTATATATTATAGAAGTTAACTGTTTGATTATCAATTAGTTACAATTACAAAAGTTGTTGAAATCTACAACTTTATCGAAAAAGTTGTTGAAATCTACAACTTTTTATTAGATTTGTATTACAAATAATATCATATTATGAGTGATAAAATTCTAAATAAGGTAGCTAAAGATAGTATTGATTACGGTTATAATCTTAATATAAGAGGTCTTAAAATTAAAGACGAAGCTGATAACGGTGATAAATATAGCAAAATTATATACTATATGGAAGATAAAATTCTTATAGATAATACTTTAGTTACAATACTTAGCGAAGAATCTAAATATGTTGGTATTGTTGTTCGTTATATAGTTGATAATATTCCTTATAATGTCAATCATATAACTTTGAGTAGTGTTGATATTGCTAAAATTTATAATGTTGATAAAGGAAATATTAGTAGAGCTATTAAAAGGTTAAATGAACTTGATGTTATCGGTAGGCTTTATGATAAAATTCCTAATCCTTATCTTCCAAAGAATATTTATGTTATAAATCATAATTATCTTTATCGTGGTAGTATTAGAAAACTTAGAAAAGATATTTTAGAACAAAGACAAAAAGAAAATGAAAGTAAAGATTAAAAAACTAGTTCCTGAAGCAGTTATTCCTGCTTATGCTAAACCTGGTGATGCAGGTATGGATTTAACTGCTGTTAAAGTTGAGTATGACCGTGTAAATAAATGTTTTGTTTATCATTCAGGTCTTGCTTTTGAAGTTCCTGAAGGTCATGTAATGCTTCTATTTCCTAGAAGCTCTAATCGTAAGACTGAAGCTTATCTTACAAATTCCGTTGGTGTTATAGATTCAGGTTATCGTGGAGAAGTTATGGCTTGTTATAAACGTAGAGACAATGATGTTTTCCATGAACATGATGATAAATTTATAATTAACAATAAAGCTCCTTATAAAGTTGGAGAAAGATTTGCTCAAGTTATTATTGTTCCTTATCCACAAATAGAGTTTGAAGAATCAGATGAACTTTCATCTACTGAACGTGGTGATGGTGGTTATGGTTCTACAGGTAAATAAATTGTTAAACTAATAAATAAATTAATTATGAAAGATTTCGTTAAAAACCTTATTGAGCAACATAAGTTTGCAACTAGTCAACTTAATAAAATTGAAACTTGTATTGAAAGTGGTAATGCTTTAATTGGAGTAAATAATGGAAAAGTATCAATTGATGAATATTCTGCTATAAAGTATCAATATAAAGTTCTAAAAGATTATGTTTCTGTTCTTGAACTTAGACTTGAATATAACAACGTGATTGTTACTGAAGATGGTGATTATTTTGAAAAAGTAGAAGATAAATCTGATAAAGATGCTTAAAAATGATGCTACATGTAATATAACAATTCTAGTAATATCTGGTTGCATTGCTTGCGATATAGTTGTTCATAATGTTAAAGAAGCAGTTACTTTTAACACTAAACTTCCTATTAGTATTAACATTAAGAATTATAAGGATTTAAGTCCTTCTACTCGTAAACAAATGAAACTTAAAGATTTTCCTACTGTTATATTTCGTAAAGATAAAACTGAAACATTTCGATTTAGTGGTAGTACTGCTGTTGCTTGTATTAATCGCTATATTGATTTGTATCTAAAATAATGTTTGTTTGTTTTTAATGGCACATCTTACTCGGCTTGATTGCTTGCGAAAGTAGTCAAGCCTTTATTATGAAAATCATCGCAGGCTTCACATGGCTTCGCCTGACAGCTTTAAATGCTTTAGGTGGACAACATATCAAGAATGAGATTTGAAGCTCTTATACGAGATTTTCAACATGCAAAACAAAATTTCATATTCAGCTTCTGTTGGTTAGTGAGAATCTTCAGAAGTTTATTTTTTATAATCAACAAGACTACCAATAAGTACAACAAAAAAGCTAGAACAATCATCACGATTATTCTAGCTTCATAACAATACCTAAAAACGTTATCTTAGCAATCTCTTTACCTTTACCTATAATGTCACTAATTGAATAATTGGTATTACGATAAATTAAAACATGAGTTTTTGTTGGAGCAAGAGGAATCGAACCTCTACTAAAAGAACCAAAGACTTTTGTACTACCTTTATACGATACTCCAATCCAATCAAATCCAATTAAAAACAAATATGAAGAATATTAACAGCGTTCATCGGCATTGCAAATATACAAATTATAATTATATCTACAATCATTATTAGATAATTATTTTAATAAATAAAAGAGTGCTGAGTAATAACTAAAGGATTAGTATCATCAACACTCTTCTACGGGGGAGCTAGTTTATATTATTTACCTTTAAGAGCATTAGCAATACCTTTAACGTCTATAATACTTAGCATATTATCTCCAAGTTTATAATAACTATTTGATTGATTAAGTCCTGTAAGATTACTATAAGAACGATAAACAGGAATTTGACGAGTAAGTTTAACAGCCAACTTATTTTGTCCTCTATATCTACCTGTAGTATAATCCCATTCATAATCATCAGTCATTAAACCTTTTGCTATTATATTACAAGCATCAAGTATATCACTAGGCATTGTTACAGCAGCAATAGGAGAACTCCAAAGTTTTTTAAACTCACCTGGAAGGAAAACAGGATTATACATCATTGATTGAGATGCTAGAGAATCAGCAGAATAAAGAGCTAAGTTAGCAAACCAACTATCTTTAAGTTTATCATCATCCCAAGCTACACGTATAGCAATAGCTGTAAGTATTGCAGCAAGAGCACCACAAGCATCTTGCATACCACGTAATATAGCAGCTTGTTGATTATCATTCATAAGATTAAAGTTAAGTTTAGCGTTAAGAGCTAACTCAACATAATCTTTGAGAAGATTTTGAGTAGCTTCTATAGTTTCACGTTGAGCTTCTGGCATTCTAGCAATAGCTTTATGTTTGTGAATAGGAAGAGTAAGGAAATCATAAAGAGCTGGTCCACAACCAATAGTATTAAATCCTCTTTCTTCATTATAATAACCTTTTCTACGCCAATGTTTAAGAATACCAGGATAAATATGTTTATGATATTGCATAACAAGACTACCCCACCAATTCTTTTCTAGTTGTGCAGCACTAAGTTTATCATAATAACCATGAATTTCTTTATTAACTGATATAACTTTACCTTTAAATTCAGCCATAAATCTAAAAGCATCAGAAACTTTTTTACCTTCAGCAATAGAATCTTTATCTAGTTGGTCTAATATAGAACCTTCTTTAAAAGCAAGTTTACCATTTTTAAGTTCAAGTTGTTCCATTATAGTTTTATGACTTTCAAATTCAGTTGTTGCTGTATCTCTAAGCTTTTTACGTTCAGCAATAAACTTACGTTTATCTGCATTATTAAAATAAATATTGGCAAACTCAGTAGTAAAGTCTTTTCTTCCCCAAATATAATCTTTAAGTTTATTATCATCATGCTTTATATCATTAAGGAACGAAGTAAATTTAGCTTCTAAATCAGTACCTTGAATAATATTCTTTAATGCTTCTTCATGACATTTATTTATATATTCCTGTAGAGTCATAGCTTTATACTTTAGTCTACCTTTATTTTTGGCATCAGGAACTTCTATTAATCTATTAGCAAACATCATGGCAAACATAGCACCATTTTGCATAAAGTCTTCACCCATACTATTAGGACTATACATAAAGTCTCTGAAGTTTTTAAAAGCTTTAGCTTCAACACTTCCTTCAGGAGCATAATTCGTAGTATCAAAGTCAATAATATCCATAAACTTTCTTATAGCATCAGCTAAAGTTGTAGATGTGTCTTTACCTCTACCAGCAATAAAACTAGCTGCACCAGCCATCCACATTTCTTTTCCTTTAAGATAATCATTTTTGTTAAAGAACTCTTTAGCTATAACTTCACCAATTATGGCTGTTTCACCAACAGTTACGTTACCAATACCACCAGTGATATTAAGCATCATAAATTTAGATGATGTAAGAGACTGCATAATGTTAGCAAATTTAGTATAGTTACCATTATTTTGCTTATATTGATTATAAAGAACTCTTCTCATCCAATTTTCAAATTGTTCAACTAGTTTATCATCTCTTGTTTGAGCATATCTAGGATTATCTTTATCTTTATTTATTTTAGTTAGATTGTTAAATCCTAAAGTAGTCTTATAGACTTTAGTTCTAGCAAGCATATTTCTAGTATAATGAAGAATATATTTATTGTCTTGAACAGCATTATAATGACAAGCTGCTTTAATAAATGACCTCATTACTTCATTAAAATCTCTATTAACAAGACTGTTATGAATATCATTTAATTCTTTTTCAGCAACTTCTTTTCTTTTATACCAAGCTTCTTTAGCTTTTTCATAAGCTTCTTCATTTCCTTCATAAGCAGCTTTTCTAGGTCTAGAATCTTCTAATTCTTTTTCTATTTCATAACTACGTTGGTTACGAAGTCTATCTATAAGCATAGGCATACCAGGAGTTATATCTTCAGAATAACTCATATCGTCATGCCATTCATCTCTAGAAGTTTTACCATAATCACTATAACCAACAGTTTCTTTTACTTGTTTTAACCACCATTGTTTATCATGTTCAGGTTCTTTTACTGATTGAACAAATTTACCTGTATTGAAATAATGTTTAGCTTGAGAAGTAGAAGCTAGGTTCATACACATTTCTTTAAGATATGATTTTAATTCATCTTCATACTTATTTGTTTCAACAATATTATCATAAGTTGAATCATGTTCGTAACCTAATGCTTCATCTTGTTCTTTAGTTCTATAATTGCTTGCAGAATCAACACCAGACTCAAAATATTCATTTTTATATTCTTTTTTTGGTTCACTTTCTAACTGAGCAAATTTAGGTTGCCAACTACCGTTATCAAGTTCATGTTTGACTCTAGTAGTTTGCCAAATACCAGTAGGTTGCATTTTATGAGTATAAGGATTATAAACATGATTTCTTTCATACCATTTGTTGAACTCTTTTTCACCTTTAGCTTTCATAGCTCTAAAAGTTTCATCGTAATATGGAGTTTCTACAGTTTCAAGCCTATCATTAATAGTAGCTAAAGCTTTAGTTTTATCTTCCATTTCTTTAATAAGCTTTTCTTTTACAGATTTACTTTTCTTTTTAAGATATTCTTCCATATCAACTTTAAGAGAACCATACAAATATCTATTTGGTTTTAAAGGAATAGATTCATCATAAACAATATTACCAAGACTATCAGTTATAACTTCACCTGACTTAGTAACCTTTGGAGTTTTCATAAGATTAACTCTTTGCCACTTACGATAATAATTTTCACCTTTAGATTCAGCTAAAGCTCTTTCAGCTTCAAAAGCAGTATGATTATAATAATCAGTATCTACATATTTACGAATAAACCAAGCAACAGTTTTACCATTAGTGGATTCAACAGTTTTCTTAACACCAAGGAATAATGGTTGATAAGCATTATAAAGATCATCAAGTTCATCTTCAGTCATCTTAGAAGTTTCTACTCTTTTAGTAGAACTATTATAATGCTTACGAAGTATATTGTTAATTTTTTCTACAATAGCAAGATATTCTTTATTTGGAATACCATTTGCTTGCATGTATTTGTATACAACAGTAGGATATATTTCATTAACTTCTGGACCATTACTTATAAGAACACGTTCAGAATAAGGTTCTTTTGTATTAATTTTAAGTTTAGTCTCTAAATCTTTCTTTACAGCTTCTTGTTCTTCTTCAGTAAACAGTCTACCATCAATTCTACCAAATTCGTCTCTAACATTTTCACCTTTGTTTTCATGCTTTTTTATGACAACTTTAGTTCTATTATTAGATGCTTTGAAACCTAAAACTTTATATGCTTCATTTAATTCTTCTTTTATTTCATCATCTATAGCAAAATAAGCATTGTTTCTAAGCCATTCTTTAGCAGCTTTATATTCATCATTGTTTTCTAGTTGATAAGTTGAAGTAGTAATTCTACCATAATTATCACGTTTTTCAGCAGAATCTATAATAGCTAAACATTTGTCAAGTTTATCTTCAAAACCAACTTTAGTAGTATGACTAATATATTTACTTCTTATTTCGTTTCTATTAGTTAAGAACTTATCAAGAGCAGAAGCGTCAGCATAATTATTCAATCTAGCTTTTCTATAAACTTCAGGATTAACTATATTATAATCTGTCATACCAGCATCTATCCATTTAGTGCCAGGAATACCATAATCATAAGTAGGTTTATATTCCATTGTAGAATAATCAAATACACTACGAAGATTATCTATTTGATTTCTAATTTTAGTTAATTCATCTTCAAATTCAGGAGTTAAAACACCATTAACTCTTCTAGCATTAATATCTATAATTTCATCATCTAATTTAACCCATTCAGAATATATCTCAATATGATGTTCAACCATTGGAGTTTCAGCATCATAAAGTTCTTGATAATATTCCTTAACAAATGGTTGATTAATGTGGTCTATTTTAAATTTGTCATAAGCTCTTTTAGCTTTTATATAAGTTTCAGGGTCATTTTGAATATTTTTTCTAGCTTCATTATAATTCAAAAACAATTCTTTAATTTTAGGTTTAAGTTTATCATTATATGAATTTATAAAGTTACCATCTTTACCAAATATTTTGTCTTGGTCAATATTCAATCCTTCAGCTCTAGCTCTAGCATATATGTCAGCAATTCTATTATCATAATCAGATAATAATCTTTCAGCTTGCATATCTTTAGCTCTAATATCAGCCATTACATTTTTAGTAACTATTTGCACAAGCTTGTTTCCACTATCTTGTAAATCTCCAACCCAAGCATCAAACCATGAAGTAGAATGAAAACCATCAAATATAGAAACCATATCATTTTGAAGCATAGGGTCATCGCTGAGTTTAGCTAGAAAATCATTACCAAAACGATTTTCAGCTCTAGATATAATACCATTTACAGAAAGCTCTCTAATAATATTTTGAATATTCTTTATATTCTCTTTAACATGTTTGTTCTCAACTTCATCAAGATTGAAATCTAAAACATCAGAATATTTATCAGTTAAAGCCCTAGTTTCAAGAATAACTTTAAGGAAATCATTTCTTGCTATATCGTTATTACGTATAATATCTATAACTTTAGGATCATCAATACTTAAATAATGTTTATCATCATCATCTTTAACAAATTGATTAATTCTATCATTTAGATATTGAGATTTTGTTTTAACATATTGATAAATAGCATCATATATTTCATCTTGATGTTTTTCATAATCATCTATAGTTTCTTTAATACCTTTATTTTCAATTCTATTTACTTGTTTTCCTGCATCTCTATCACCTTGTTCTTTTTGTTTTCTCATATTAGCTACAGCTTCTAATTCAAAGTCTATAATTTTAGATGCTTTATCTACATCGTTAATATCTACTTTTTTAGCTTTAACTACTCTTTTACAAACAACAGTATTAGGTTTTGGAGTTATACCATCAGCTTTCATTCTACTAATTTCATTAGCAGTTTGACGTCTAAATATAAATTCTTCACTAACTTCGTTACCTTCAGAATCAATATAATTTATAGTTTGTTTATTACCAAACTTATAATTAACTTTATTATATAGATAAAGATTTTGAATATTAAAAGGTTTAGGAGTTCTGTTTAAAGCTAGATAAGTTCCACCGATTTTATCTATAGCATCTTCAGCTCCACCTTTTTCATATTTACCTGGTTTATTAATATCAAAAGTAAATCTATTAGCTACTTTTTTAATGTGAATATCAGAACGATAATCAGCAGCCATATCATTAAGTTCTTCAGGAGTTAAGAATTTTATACTTTCAGATTCAGTATCAGTAATTCTATTAATATATGCTTCATAGAAAGCTCTAGAAGCAAACTTATTGTTGTCTTTAGTTGTACTAAATTCAGCAGATTCATTTTCTTCTAGTTTATTAATAGGATAAGCAAATATTCTATCTCCTTGACGAGTTATTTTATAAAGATTTTGTCTTGTTACTTTATTACCATCTTCATCCTTACTATTAAATGTAAGTTCAACATAAGAATTTTCAGTAAACAACCAACTATCATCTTTTGTAGAAGTATCATTAATTAAACCATATTTAATAGCTAACTTTCTATCATTATTTGCTTTTTCAACATCTTTATCTAATTCTTTAATTCTATTTTTAATATTATTACGTTCATCTTGACTAAGTTCTTCATTAATAAGAGCTTCTGCTAGAGTATATCTTTCATTTTCATAAGCTTCAGGATTTGTTAAATCCATATAAATAAGACCTCTACCTTTACGAGTTAATTCATCAACTAAAAGTTTTCCTTTTCTAACTTTACTAACTGTTTTATGTTTGATAAAATTAGCACTAGAATGGGCACGAACATAATTCTCTGCAATATCAAAATTACCAGCATAACTATTAAAACTATCTTTAATTTGATTTACAAGACTATCAAAGCTTCCATCAGCTTTAATAAAACTAGTACTATCTTTAAGTGCTCTGTTTGTTATAATCTTATTAACAGCATTTCTCCTCATTTTAAATCCTTCAACAAGGAAAGAATATTTTATAAGGTCAACTGCTGCCATCTTAACAAGAGGATTAGTACTATTAAAAACTTTATTATAAAGCATAAAAGCTGTTTCTATATCAGTAGCATCATCATTAAACAAAATAGTTTGTTTTGATTGTCCTTTTGTTCTAGCTTCATAAGCATTATAAAGATTAACTTTAAGACAACCAAATATACCACTATCAACAGAATTAAGTTGCAGCCAAGCAACTTTTTGAGCAGGACTTAGTTTACTAAATTTATCTACTTCTTCTTTAGTAGGTTCAGCTATATTTTTACATTTAAATGGAATATTTTGATTTCTATTATAACCAAATATTCTAATACGTTCATCTGCTTCAGTAGTATTATTATCTACAACTTGTCTCCACTGACTATCAATCAATTCCATTGTAGTAGGAAGTTTCATAAAGTCAGTATCATTATAAGTTGCATTAAGAATATATTGTTTAAAATCTTTATATTCTTTTTCAGTAATATGTCTATCAAAACTAAATTTATCTTCAAGACTGAATACTATGTTTTTAAACCAATCAGTTTCAGTTTCAAAAAGCATACTATTTATTTTAGTACTAGTAGCAGTAGAATACTTCAAGAAAGCAGCAAGAGATTTATAAGAAGAATTACTAATATCAGATTTAATAAAATTATCTATATCAACATAAGGAACTCCTGTTACTTGATTTATACTAACAATACCAGGATAAATATTTTCAAGCATACTTGCATTATCTTTTACAAGTATCGGATGTTTACTTCTATCAGTTTGAATTAATTCGTTAATATCATCAAAAACTTTATTTGTTTGGAACAAAGTTTGTTTAGCACCAAATCTATCAGGATTACATACTCTAGCAAGACTACCTATATGTTGAGCGAGTTTGTTGATATGATTATAAGCTAAAAGAACTTTTATATCAAACAATCCTTCTACGGGGGAGCTATAACCTTCAGTATTTTTATTAATTCTATTATAAAGTTGACTATAATCTAACCATAGAGGGTTTTTATTAGCATCAAATTTAGTATCAAATTGAGTATTTACTTTTTCTAATACAGAACCTAAACTATCTTCTTGCGTAATATCTAATCCCATATCTATAGCAACAGATTTTATTGCTTCTTCAATAGGTTTATTACTATCTTCTGAATAAATAGACTTATTAGCATTATAAGCATCAACTATTCTACGTATAGCAGGTTGCATAATAAATGCAATAGCAGTATCATAATCAATACCAATATCAGGAAGAGTTTTATATACTGCAAAAGTAAAATCATTTACATTAGGTATAGCACCTTCCTTTACAGCATCAAGAATATGAGCTGTTGTCTGAGAACTATAAGCAGTAAGAATTTTACCTGTTACATTCTTGTTGTCACAAGTATAACCTATAGTTGTATGAGTTATTCTAACTCTATGATTACCTAAATCTTCAACATTATCAATTCCAAAACGTTTTTTATATGTTTCTAAATCATTTTCGTTATCATAATTATAAACAACATTAACAGCATATTCTCTACTAATAGTTGGTTTAACTTTATTACATACTGAGTTAAATGTATCACGAGTTACACTAAAAGCTTTAAGTTTAGCACCAGACATAACATCTTCTTGATAAGCAGCTTGGTCCATAAAGTCATAAGGACTTCTGTTATCACGAACAGTCTTAATTGGAGAATTAGCAATAAGTTTATTTCTAGCTTCAATTATATCGTCAAAGTTAGAACGAGAAAGATTCTCTTCTAGAGAAGAATCATCTTTAAGTATCTTTTTAAAATCATCAAGAATACGATTATTCCTAGCTCTACGAGAATTAATTTTAGAAACATCCGAATTAATAAATTCTTTGAAAGACATCAAACCTAATTTCTTAGCTCTAGCTTCAAAATCATCAAGTCTTTTCTTTTGAACTTCTTTAATAGCATTAGACTTCATTTGACGCATATACTTTCCATAGTTTTCAATACTATCACTCATAGCGTCATGAACTTCTAGGAAGTTTTCGTCAGCTTCATCTAAACTTGATTTATTTGTTCTAATATAATCAGCAACAAACTTTATCTGTTTAATATAATCTTCTCTAGTAAGTTTACCATTTTCTTGTCTAGTAACTGTTTGTTCAAAAATAGAGTTAGCATCTTTAACTAATTGTTTAGTTCCATCAGAAAGAGCATCATAAGCTTCTTTTTCTTCTTTAGATAACTCTGCTCTACTTTTATCATCAGCTTCTCTTATGTAATTAAGAGCTTCCTCAAATTGCTTTTTAGCACCTTTAGGAAGACGTTCTGTTTTTTCAACTCCTCTATTAACATAATCAAAATAATCGAATACATCAGGATTTTCAACATAATCAATCTTCTGAATATGTTTATTTCTATCAAGTCTACTCTCATATTGAATACCATAAATAGAATCAATATCAAAGTCAGAACCTGTTTGAGAAACCCAATCATTAGGAACAACAATAGTAGAACCACATCCGTCGTCTATAAATCCTACTACTTTCATAATACAAACAGATTGCTTACCTTCAGTAGGAATACGATAACCTATGATTTCATCAAGTTTAGCATCTTGAAGTTGTTTAAGAAGTTCTTCATCAGAATGAATATAATTTCCATTTTCATCTTTAGCAAAATTAAAATTAGCTTTAGGAAGCATAATCTCAATATAACGTTCTCCTTCAGGATGCTTTTTAGTTACAGGATGATAACGAAGTTCTTTAGAATAAGAAACATCTTCTTTACCTGCAATCTTTTTAAAACCTACATTAGTAATCTGAGCTGCATGAAAACCAGGAAGAGTTTGTCTAGTAATACCTCTATTAAATATTGATTGAGCAATACTTTCTAGTTTACTCATAGTATTAGAAAGTATAGCAGGCATTTCAGCATTAGGTCTTTTAGTAATATTATTTATAGCCTGATTTTTAACAAGAGTTACATAATCAATCATATTGCTATCAAGACCTAATCTCATACATTCTTCTCTAAGTTTATTAAAGAAGACTTGATAATTAAGACCACTTATATTACCATCAGGATCAAGTTTAATATTACCATTTTTGTCAAGAGGAATATTTATTTCTCTACATATATCTTCAAAGCTTTCATAAATATTAGCTTCATAATTATTAAAGAAATCATCACGAGTTGCAGCTAGCGGAGTAACATCTACAATATTATCAATCATCTTTTTAAGAATCTGAATACCAGCTTTATTTTCAGCATCAAGATGTTGAGGAGTTTCCTGCTGAGTATAAAGATGATTATAATCATATTCCTCTATATAATCTTTAGCATGAGCATTAAAGTCATTAATGTTCTTTTGAGTAAGTTCACCTGTTTTTTCATCAAACAGACTAAGAACTCTTGCTTTACCTGCTTTAGAAGTTTCTTCAGTATTCAATTGGTCAATACCGTTTTCTTTCATCATATTGTAAACTTGTTCAAGTTGAGTACCTTTTATAAATTGAGGAACAAGAACAAATTCAGCATTTTTAATTTGACGAGGAGCAAACGTATTTGTATTCTTATCAAAATACATATCATAATAGAAGTTCTTTTGAACTTGAACAAAGTTATCCAATTCTTTAGCAGAAAGTCTTTCTCCATTCATTATCTTTTTAATAAGAGGAAGATGGTCTCTAAGTTGACCTCTACCTGCAACACGTCTAATCCATTCTTCAAATGTAATATATGATTGAGCATCATTAACAGTAGTTCCACTAAATCCACTCATAAGTTTTCTTGCAAAACTAACATCAAGATGAGCGTTTTTAACAAGGTCGTGAACAAGACTTCCATCTTTGTCTGTTAATTCATTAGTTGTATCTTCTGTATCAATTTTACATTCTTCAGATGTTGCTACAGTATTCTTAATAGTAACACCATTAAATTTGGTCATTTGTTTAACATTAAGACCTAAATCAGTAAGATATTTTTGAACATCAGGATTATTAAGATAAGCTCCTTCTACAAGTTTGCTATCTTCTCTATAATCTTGACTATAATCAGCAAAACCATAAGGAACACCAGAAGCTTGACTTTCTTTAGCACGTTTGAGGAAAGTTTGAGTGTCTTTATAAAACTTAGCATCACCTTCAAAAATATCATTAAAATTATAATAAGCAAGTCTATAATTAAGAGCAAAGTCATATATGTTTTCATCACTATTCATAAGACCAGCAATATCAAGATTTCTAAATTGTTCAAATCTTTCTACTTGTTGATTAAGATAATGATTTATAAATTCATTAAGTTTCTCATTAAGTTTAGCTTCTTGAGCATCTGTAAGATTAACAGTTATATGACCTAAATTATCGGTAATATAATGAATAAATGAATCATTAGCACCCCCGTAGAAGAAGTCTATTGTTTCATCTATTATATCTTGACCATAATTATGAATAGTTCCGTCAGGGTCTGTAATACTAAATTTATCATCTGTAAATAATCTACCTGTAAAATGCCAAGCACCTGTAGAATCTTTCTCTATGAAATGTTTATGTCCTTTACCAACATGATAAATAGCATAAGCTTTTCTTGCAGATTCTTCATCAAGACCCCAACCTTCTTTAAATTTAGGGTCTCCTGTTTTAACACCTTCAGGTTTAACTTCATTTTCAGTCCATAGTATTATTTTACCTTCATCATCTGTTTGAAACCAAGTATTTATAGCATTAGCCATATCAGTAAGTTCTTGAACAAAAACATTACGATATTGAGCATATAGAGGATGATTTGTATTAAGTTTACGTTTAATTTCTACACCATTAATATTACCTTCTTTATAAGCTTTTCTTAATATAACAGATTTAATAGAAGAAGTAATATTGATTGAATTTATATCTCCAACAATGCTAGCAGTAGCATTATCTATATAAGTTCTACCATAACTATCAAATTTAAGTTTACCTTTTATTATGTATCTAGTTTCATTATTAGCTTCATCTTTATATGAATATCCTACTGAAACTATATCTCCTTCTTTAACATTATAACCTTCTAGAATATTATTAGGATAAACACGTCTATTTCTGATTCTATCAGATTGTAAATCACTAATCATTCTATTGTAATCTTTCTTAGAAGAAACATCAGTAAATTGGTTAAGTTGTTCTTTACTATAATTATTTTCAACTTTAGAAAGCTTATTTAGTTCTTTATTAACTTCATTAGAAACTTCAGAAGCATTTTCTACAATAAGAAGTTTTCCATATTTAGAATCATCATAAGCATATCTAGCACTACGAACTATAAAGTTTTTAGGAGCATCAGAAGGGATACGCATAAAATATTGAGCAAAAGGAAGTTTTTCTTTAGCTCCTGAATAATCTTTCTCACAATTAAAGTAATTAGCAAACGCAGTGTAAACATAATCACCTTGAGACATACCTGAATAAAGTACATTCTCTTCAGTATTAGGATTACCTGCTCCGTTAAACAAAGAAATAGATATTAATTGACTAGCATAACTTGTTGGAACATATAATCCATTTTCATTACGGAAAAGACCATAATTAATTATATTATTTTTATTATCACGTTTTTCAACAAGAATATTGCTAAGATTATATTGATTACCTTGAAATTTATAATTACCCCAATTTTGAAGGTCTTTATTTATTTCTCCTTCATAATTACTACTATTAAGAACATTCATTAATTCAGTAATCAAAGAACTATTAATTATGTCAGAACTTTGATTACCAACAGCGTTTTTAGAATTAAATTCCAATCTTGTAGTAGAATAAGCAGCTATTGCATTAGCAAGATATATTGTTTGATTTATAGCTTTATTAGATATAACATCATCAAAAGGTAAAGGATTATTAGTTTCGTTCTTTCTATTATCTTCTTCTACTCTATCATTTTCAGCTTTATTATTTTGAGATTCAATAGCACCTTTAACAGTATCTTCAAGTATAAGTTTGACAACTTTCATGTTATCAACTACACTTGTTTGATTATTAATTTTATTAACTCGAATATAATTTTCAATAGCTGTTTTATCCATAGAAGGATAATAAGATTTTAGTTGAGTTGTAAGTTTTTCAACTATATCATTATATGTAGCTTGAGCAACAAGACTATCTTTATTTCTTCTAGTTAATCTATTATATTTTTCAATAAGTGTATCTACTTCATTAAGAACACTTGATACTTTAGATGTTTCTACAGTAAATGTAGTATGTTTAATATCGTTTTGAAAATCAAATCTAATAGTTTGAATCTTGTTACTCTTTTTATTAGATTGAATTGGAGCAACATTACCTTCAACATCTATTCTAGTTTCAGTTTTAGGCATTATTGTTTTAACAAAGTCACGTCTAAACTTAATAGCAATATCTCTATTTTTATCAAGCATTTCAGCAAGAATATGTAATCCTCTAAGTTCAGAGTTTTTATTAGCAATATCTTTAATAGATTGTATAAAAGAATCTAGATTTGTTCTATCTATACCACTAATTAAAGATGTACTAACTAGTTTAGAATCTATAAAATCAATACTTCCAAAAGGATTACTTCTATCATATTGAGGTTTACTTTTACTATCTTGTTCTATAGATATTACTTTAGGTATAGTAGCAAGTATAGATTTAACATCAAGGTCATAAGATTTCATAAAATTACTACTCATTCCACTATTATCATCCCATCTAGCAGTAGTTCCATCTATATCATATTCTTTAGTTAAATCATCAGTGTTTTCATCACTAACTTCTCCATTTACTATCTCTTCAAGACCTGAATCATAATTAATATCTTCGTCTAAAACAGATTTACTATCAAATCTAAGTTCTCCAAGTCTAGAATCAGTATTAATAACTCTATTAAAGAAATTAATTTTATCAGTACTCATTTCTCTATAGATAGCAAATGTATTTCTAATAGAATCGTCAGACTCTGAAAGTTCTCTAGCTATTTTATTAAGATGTCTACCGTCCATAGGTTTAAGTTCTTCAAATATAATATCTTTATTAGCTTTTGTAACTTCTAAACATCTAACTTCACAAATCATTCCAGCTAGAACTTTACGTGTCATATTGATACATCTATCTGCATAATAATTCAATCTATCTTCTTTATGTTCAGCAAGTTTACCTTTAATTAAATCAGATTGATAAAATGAAAGAAATTTATTAGCAGCAAATCTAGTACTAAATATTTTAGCATTAGTATTAACATAACCATAAGCTGTTACTTGTTTATCAAATTCTTTATCATCAGATTGATAGTTAACATCAAAATGTTCAGAATTGTAATAATCAAGCATAATTTTAGCTTCATCTTTTGGTGTAAGATTTTTATCTGAATATTGAACAATAGTAGCTAAATATCCTTCAAATTCAGCAGTATATCCACTTTCGCTATTACTATCATAAACAAGACTAGCTATAGCAACAAATTTACCATAATCATTAGATAGTTTCTTTTTAAGAGCCGTGCCACTCTTGGTTTCTGCAAACTTAGCAGCAATTAAATTACAATCGTTCATATTAATTTATTATTAAATTAAACATTAGGTCTAAGACCATGATTTATATTATTTCTTGTTTATTTGACTTAAAATAAAGCCATCTGAACGGTTCAAATGGCTTTACTGATTAATCTATCGACATACTATTTCTAGTTCACCTGAAGCAATCCTAGACGTTGCTATGGCTCTTTCCTGTAACGGAATATCCTCCAAAGCAGAAGTTAATGACGGATATTCTCTGATTATACTAAACATATCTTCATCATCATCTTCAGTAGATTCTTCATTATATGTATTTAAATTATTATCATTATAATCATTGTTATCATCATCTTCTTCAGAAACTTGAACAGGTTCTTCTTCTGTTTTTGCAACTTCAGGTTCTGTTTCAGTTGTAGATTGTTGATTAAATAAATCAAGTTCTACAGGAGTTTTAGTTGTAGAAATTGTACTATTAGAACTATTTGAAGTAGTATCAGTTTTAGCTTTCTTAAATACTTCTCCAAGTATATTAAATTCTTTAGCTCTAAGACTATTATCAGCAATGTCAAAGTTAAACAATTTAGATATAAATTGCATTATTCTTTGCCATAAAGTTTTAGCTTTTCCAACTTCTTCACCTTCAACTTTAATGTGGTTCATATAAGATGCTAAAGCTGAACTAGTTAGAGATTCTACTACAAACTCTTCAAGTTTAAGTTCTGGATTAGATATATCAGAATATCTTAAATCAGTAAGAAACCTTTTTAGTTCATCAGCTGTTTTGCTATTAAGATTATAACCTCTTCTCTCATTAACAGCATCTAAATTACCTGACTCTATATCAGCTAAATCAATTTCACTTTCTCTAAGAAAATCATCATAAACAGATTGAAGATTTCTTTTTATCTTTTTACCTTGATTAGTAGAAAGTTTAGTATGAAGTCTTTCATGAATTAATATTCTAGCAGCTCTATTTCCACCACCTTTATTAGCATCAGTAGCAATATCTATAAATTTATCACCTATTATAATTTCATGACTTTTACCTTTATTTATAGCTACAGCTTCTTCGTTTGATTCTTTAAGAGCTTTATCATCATAAGTTACTTTAGAAGGAAATATTTCATTAAGAAGAGTACTTTTTTTATTCTTTTCAATAATATCAGAAACTTCTTTAGTTACTAGAGATTTAACTATATCGAGACCTTGAGTTTCACTATCAGATTTAGTAATATCTTGAACAAGCTTTTTTGTAGCTTCAAACATAGTAGAGTTATTAGAAGGTTGATTATTCTCTTCTACGGGGGTGCTAGTTTCATTAGTATCAACTCTATTACTTATAGCAGTTATACCAAAACCTGCATTAAATTGTTTTCTAATACCTTTATCTCTATAATTACTACTATTTTCTTGGTCAAGATTAACTCTTACTAAATTATTACTTATAATAAAATCGTTATAACTTTCAGCGCTAGTATGAAAACCAGGAATATTTTTATAAGCAGGTATATTAATACTAAATTTACCTTTTTCTACATGAATAAAACTATTATGAATAAGAATATTAGAATTATTATCACTTTCAATAAGAGTTCTATTTATATTAAATCTAATATTATCTTTAATTATTTGTCTAAGTTTATCGCCTACTTCATTAAATTTATAATTAACAGGTTTACCACCTTGTTTTTCAACAAATGGAATTATATCAGGAATTGGAGTTCCATTAGTTCCTTTCCTATAAAATGTAAATCCAACTTTATATCCATAGTTAATATAATAAGTTCCACTATTATCTTGACCAAATGTGATACCATTAAACAAACCTTGGTTGCTTACATTGAAAGCAGTGTTTATAAAGTTTCTAAGTTCATTCCAATCTTCAGGAGATTGAACATTTTCTATTCTAGCAATAAGTTGTTCAACAACAGTATCTACAAGTTTATCAAACATTTGACTTCTTGGAATAGAAACTTCTTTTCCTTTTCTAATATAACTTCCTTGACTATAATGTAATGGAAAAGCTTGAATATAATCAATAGTTCCATTTTGATTTTCTATAGTCATATAAGTTTGTCCATTTCTAGAACTATAACTACTTGTAGAACTACGACCACTTGATATAACATTTCCTCCACCAGTTCCAACACTTATTCTAGCAGAAACATTAGGAGATAAAGCTGATTTAATTGGAATAGCAACTTTTTCTGTAGAATAAACATTTCCTTCAGAATCAGTTTCATTTCTATCAGTAGCTCTAATTATTTCTCCACTATTTATAGTATTTATTAGATAAGTAATATCAGGTTTGTTTACTAAATCAAGAACTTGATTACATTGACTTCTAAGTTTATCATACCATTCATCAAAACTACTAGAAACAATATCTCCATCTTTAGCTAAATCTGCATTATATTTCCAAAGTTTACCAAGACCTTCTAAAGCTCGTTTATAAGTAATACGATTATTATCTACTGACAAATAACCAACTCTAATAGCTTCTTTAATCAAAGGATGGTTTTGAAAAGCTTTAATATCATCTTTAGTTATTTCTTCAAAAGCAGCTTTATATATTATGTTATTTAATGATTCAAATTCAGGAGTATCTTTATTAGCTATAGATTTAAGCCAATCTTTAAAATCTCCATCATTGTTTTCATCACTTTGAGAAATAATATAATTCCAACCATCACGATTGATTTTCCAACGACCATGAACATCTATATCAGGTATACCAATATATCCTACTGTTATACCATTATGTTTAGCTAATAAAACTTTAGTACTTTTACCAGGTTTTTGACTAAGTTCAAAAGTTATTTCATCGTTAAGTTTAAGATTCTTTAGTTCATCTTCTGAATGTTTAAGGTCATTAGGGTCTGAAATTATTTCATCAAGATTTGTATCAATACTTCTAGTAATATCTTCTCCAGCAGTGTTTATAGGTTTAATAAAAGCTTTATTCGCTCTAGCAAGAAAATCTATTCTACCAACTTCAGAATCATCTATAAGTACTATATCATTTTTAGCACTATCTGAAGTCAAATATGCTTTTACAGCATCAAATATAAAGTTGTTATATTCTCCATTACTAGGTATAACTTTTTCTGCCCAACGAAGAACATCTTCAAGTTTAACATAATATTTATTATTAACAGGTTTAATTTGAGAATTATCAGCATATTCTTTAACAAGATTGATAACTGATTCTGCAAAATTAGCACCTATTTGAAAAACACCATTTACTACAGTACTACTAGAACTAATAATAACGTCAGCAACAGCAGAAGCTTTAGAATCATTACTTTTAAGTTTACGTTTAAACGGAACTAATACAAATTGAACAGCGTTTTTAACAATATCTTCATCATAATTAGTTTTAGACATACTATCTTTAAGAACTTGCTCTAATTCTTCTATAGTAATATCTCTATTAGCTTTAACTGCATTTATAGCAGTACTAATTAATCCTTGTCTAATAGCAGCAATATCTTCAGCATCTTTTGGAATAGATAAATCTACTACAGGTTTTGATTTTTGATTAGTTGGAGAATTAGTAGGAGTAGAAGGATTTAAAGTAGCTTGAGGTTGTAGCCCCCCCGTAGAAGAGGTTTGTTTATTGTCTTCTTCTTGACCTCCATTTTGTTTAGTTTCTTCTTCTGCTTGTTGAGCTTGAGTAGTATCTTGGTCATCTTTACTGCCAGGAACTGTAACTTCTCCTTTAGAAAATACTTCAAACGTACCATCATCATTTATTTCTATAGTAGGTAGTTTTGTTACTTTAGAACCATCTTGTAATATGTTTTCAACACCATCATATAAATCATCAGTTATTACTTTAGGGGAATTGGGTTGAAGAGTATATCTGTTAGTTGTTGTAGCTATTTTCTCAGCTTTAAAACTAACACCACTATCATCATTACTAACTTTACCTTTAACAAAGTCTATTGATATTGGTTTTGACATATCAATTTTTGACTTATTCTGTGTAGGTTTTTGCTTCTGTTGATTGCCCTGTGGCTTTGTTTCAGCCTCTGTGCCAGCTTGTTTTGTTGCTTGTGATGAATTATTCGTCTCAGCATTTTCAGGCGATTCTGCGGCTTCCTGTGGCTTTTCTACTGTTGGTTGTTCACCTTTACTTTCATCAGAAGTTTCAATTTCTTCAGTAGCTTCATCTTCAGATTTATCTTCAGATTTATCTTCAGCGGGTTGTTCACTATTAGGATTTTCTTTATTATCTTTAGATTTATTTCTAGCCTCTTCAATACTCTTATTTATATCAAGCATTTCTTGAACTTGAACACCAAGACGATTATTAAGATTATTAGATAAATCTAATACATCTAAAGCTTCACGAAGACTATTTCTTTCAGCATCATTTAATTCTGAAGTTACTTTATTAAATCCTTCTGTATCATCATTGTAATAAGCACCTACTGCATTTCTAATAACTCTAGAATCAGTTCTATCATATTTGCTAGCAAGTTCATTAATAGTTTTATAGCTATTATCTATAGCTTCTTTTCTAGCATCATTTAGAGTGTTATTTATAAAAGATACTTCCTGATTAAATGTTTTTGTATCTTTAACTATTTGTCCATTAAGATACCTATATTGAAGTTCAGCATTACTTCTACTTACAAGAAGTTTAGTAATACTTCCATTTTTATTTCCAATTTTATCTGCTTCTACAAGTCTTTTATTAAGAACCTTAGCATTTTCAACTTTAGCATTTATCTGACTTGCTATATTTTCAGTATCTTCAAAATTAGCTAATCTTTCATCTAGATTATTATCTTCAGCAAACTTTTTAAGACCTTTAATTATTTCATCATCAGTTATTGTTTCACCTTTTTCGTTTTTACCACTTAGAAGATTATCAAATACTTCACCTATAGGTGTACGTTCTCTATAAACTTCATGGTTATCATTCATTGTATTATTAATCATAACAGCAGTAACTAAACGAAGGTCGTCTTCATTTAGCATTTCTTGATATTCTTTGAGCTGACGATTAATAGTATCTATACTAACTTTTGCACTAATACTATTTTTAAATTTTGGGTCAGTAAGAAGACGTTTACGTTCAGCATAGAGTTCTCCCATAGTATTAGCGATAAGACTTTTACTAGCAGCAGCTCTATATTGGTCAGCAGTAATTTCGCTACCTAAAATCTTTTGAACTTCTTCGTTTTGTATAGATTCTTCAATAAGATTATCAAGTCTAGATATATTATCTTTAATAATCTTTTGTTGATTCTTATATTTAGTATTTGCATCAGCAATACTTTGAAGAAATTCTATAGGAACACGTTCATTACTTTTTCGAGTTAATTGTGATTTATCATTTAAATCTATAAGTCTAGCAAGTTCTTCTTCATAAGTATTAATAGTAGATTTCATTCTATCAAGAAGCTCTTGTTGAACTTGTTTAGAGTTAGATTCATTATCTACAACTCCATTATCTACCATTGATTTACGAACTTCATCAGATTTTATAAATTCTTCTAGATAATCGTAATTACCTTTATGTGCAGCATTTAAAACAATGTTATCTATAAAATCATGAGTAGCTTTTTGAGAAGCAGCAATTTGTTCATCAGGAGTTAAAGTTTTATCATTTTCTCCTGTAGCATAAGGATTTTCTCCTTTAGCTATTTTATTTTTTCTATCTATAAATAATTTAGTTTGAGTAGCCCAATTATTAATATCGTCTCTACGAGTTTTAATTTCACCTTTTTCACTTAAAGACCAAGGAGAAATTTTTTTACCTTCACCAGTTTTAGAATTAACTTTTTTGTTTTGTCTATCTTCTATAGTTTGTTGAAGTCTTCCAAATCCACTACCTAAATGATGAAATACAACTCCTCCTAGAACACCCCAAAAAGCACTATCCCAAAGTTGTCCACTAGCTATATATTTAGACATTCTATTATCAAAAGAAGAAGCAGGTTCTTGGTTTAAAAGATGTTTACCAACATACATACCTTCTTCTTGAGCTATATAGTTTATAGCTTCTTCAACACCTTCTGATAATTCACCAGCTATAATAGTTTTCTCAGAAGTCAATCTTCTACCAATATTCTTAGCTCTTTCTTTCCATTTATTTACAGCAGCTTCAGCAGCTTTTATTTGTTCAGGAGTTTTATTCATATTAGCAACTTCTTGTTTAGCTTTATTTACAGCACTAGAAAGTTTATAAGAATTTGCTCCTGATTTAAGTCCTTTCCAAAAGTTTCTAAGACCATACATTTGAATAACATCAAAAGTAATGTTAGCAAAGTTTATTTTAAAATCTTCATCAGCAGCTCTTTTAGCAATCTTTTTAGCAATAGCATCTTTATCGTTAGGATTACGTACTTCATTAGCCAAGTCTTTATTCTTACCTAAAAAAGCAGCATATTCTTTATCATCCATTTTCATCAAAGTTTCATAAGCGTTATCATAAGTATCTTTTTGAACACCTTGAGCTTCTTGATAATTCTCCATTGTTCTTTGCAAAAGAGCATTAGTAGTATTACTAAAAAATGTACCAAGTCTACCTGATTCACCAGCAGGTAAATCAACCAAAGCATTAACACCTTTTTGAAAAGTATTAAGACCTTTTGCTGTTTTACCTATTTCTTCAGCTTCTTGAGCAGCTTTTCTAACTTTATTTATTCCAGCTAAAGATTTAATTCCATTTCTAGTAATAGTTCCTACTTTACTTAAAGCTGCTGCTTTAGCACCAATAGATAGAAGTTTAGTTATTCCTGTACTTGGAATAAGAAGAGTTAATGAAGACATAATACTAGGAGTATTACTCATCCACCAACCAAAGTTAGTTAAACCTCCATGTAAAATATCAACATTAGGGTCTGCATAAATAGGAGCAACTTCTTGATCAAATTTGTCTTTCCATTCTTGAAGTTTATCACTTACAGGATTATTATAATCATCACTACCTATATTAAAAATTCCACCTATTATATCAGTAACAGCTTTAACAGTTCCTATACCTACTTCTGATACAAGAGTTTGAGCCATAGCATTACCAAACTTTGTAAGATTTGATTGTGCTTCAGCTCTTTGTGCATCTAAATCGTGAATACGATTAGGAATTATACCATATCTAGTATAAGCAGACATATCTCCATAAACTTCATTACCTATACCAGCAACATTAAAAGCTGTTTGAACAGTAGGTAAATCTGAAGTAGAATTTAAAGGAGTTTTAAAGAAATTATCTGTTTGAATAGTTTTAGGTTCTTTCCTACTACCTTTTTTATATTTAGGATTATCTATAGTATAATTGTTACCTTGTTGAAAAACATCATTTACATTCATAACTATTCATTGTTAAGTTTATTAATTATAAATTGAACTAGATACTCATAAGCATTGTTGAAATAATCAAAATCATATTTAGTTTGTTCATCTAATTTATCATAAACACTCTTATTTACAGTTCCATCATCATTGTATATATTACCTATTTTAGCTATAGATGGAGCTACACGTTGATAAGCTTCAGGTTCTATTTCTTTCATAGCTTGCATAGCTACTATACTAGCATCTTGTTTAAGATTAACATAATTTCTTTTAGAACCATCAGGATTATACATATTATTTCTTAATTGACTAACAGTATCATCCATTATAAATTGAGCATTAAGATATTTTTGTGCTTCAGTTCTATCTATAGTACCTTGGTCATGTCCATTAAAGTTGATAGTATATTGATTAGTTCCTTCTACGGGGGTGATAGTAGCTTTACCATTAGTTGCATTTTTATATGGTATTTCTCTACTATAACCATATTGTGACATTGTAGCAGCTTCTTTAATAGCTTTAACTTGTGTACTATTAGCCCAAGAATCTTCAAGAGAATCTCCAATTCTAGGGTCAACAATAAACAACTCAGCATTTTCAGTATCAATACCAAACCAATGTTTTGTATTAGGAATATAAATATGCCAACCAATTTTATCTCCACTTATAGCTTTTTTAATTCTAAGTTGAGATTTTTCTTCAGTTGACATATTCCTAAGCATAGCTGTTAAATCATTTTGCTTGTCAACATTATCAAGTTTTAATAAAGCAGCTTCTTTGTCATCATTATCCCTATAATAAGTTTCATAATCTTGAAGATTCATTGTAGTTAATTGTCGTAATACCCCATCTACTTCAGCTTTAGCACCTTCTTGATCACCTTGAGCTTCAGCTATAGCTTGTCTTTCTGTAATATAAGGAGCATCAAGTATTTGAACATCTGTTCTCTTATTATCAAAACTAAATTCCTTATTTATACTTTCAACATTACTTATAAAATTATTAACTTTATTATTTCCAGTATTAAGGAAATCAGGGTCAAAATTCTTAATTATAGGAGAAGTATAAGGTGTATCACCACGTCCGCTATGTTCAGCAATAACTCCATCTCCTATTTTATTTGCACCTCCAATTATGTAACCAAGTCCTTTTCCTTCATCATCATCAAATGTTACTTTTCTAACAGAAGAAAGTATTTTGAATTTATCAGAATCTGACATATCTTTTCTAAAATACAGTGTTGTAGCACCATCATTATCATTTCTTACATTAACTCCCATTTTTCTAAGCATATCATCATCTAAATTAGATATATGCTTAAATCTATCATATCCTGATTCTTTTCTTTGAACATCTTTAGCTAAAAAATCTAATCCAACAAAACTTCTATTTATATTTTTAGGAGATAATTTAATAGCTATATATTCAGAATTAGTACCACCAAGTTCATTAATAGTATTTTTAAATTCTCTAACATATCTATTAATATACTGTCCATCTTTACCTTTTCTTAAATCAAGACTATTATTTTGAAGACCATATAAAAAACTAATAGCTTGCTGTTGGTCAGGTGTAGCTTTATTAATTATAGCTTGATATTTTCTACCCTCAGTTTCAAGCATACCAACTCCTTTTTCAAGATTCTTTCTTTTAATAGGGTCATTACTTGTAAAACCTTTAGCATAAGTAGCTGCACCTAAATAATCGTTTTTGGATATTAAATCATTATAATGTTTCATATCCATATATTTAATATCTTGTATCATAATCTTATTTTATATTATTAACTAGCAGCACTTTGTATATAACCATTTGCTGCTTGTATATTATCAGCACCATTTGTTAAACCTAAAATTCCACCAAGTGTCCAACCAGCAGGTCTTCTAGCTAAACTAGCAGGAACTCCTGAATTATTTCCATTTCCACTTCCTCCTGAACCTCCAGTAGAACCATATCCATATCCATCAATATAAGCAGAATTGCTTCTAGTATCTACATTTTTAAATGCAGCATTTACAAGAACATTATCTATATTTTTAAGCATAGCTTTAAATGGAGAAGTTATATTACCTTGAGCATCAGTTATATAATCTAAACCTTGTTGTCTATCTTTTTCTAATTGAGCACGTTCTTCTGCTGTTAGATTCAAAGATGGGTCTTTAAGTTTTCTATTAGCTTCATCATACAACCATTTATAATCATCATAATTTTGATTAGTATATTGCTTAGCTACTTCATCTTGATTATATAAAGATATAAAATTACTTCTAATTTTTTCAGCAGTAAGTTCACTTACTTGAGTACTACTTCCATGAGTAATATCAGTACTATTTAAAGTTCCAAATTTACCACTTCCTACACCTGTACTTTCAGCATTAGATACTGCATTTCTTGTTTCAGAAGCTGAACTTTGAACACTAGGAGCTGCATCTCTTATAGCTCTTTCAGCTATTTGAGCAATATCTGCAATACGAACAGGATTATAAGATTGCTTCCATTCAGTTCCTCCAATTATATTTCCATTTTCATCATAAGTATCTTTATAATTATATGGATTTTGAGCTTTCCATCTTCTAGCAGTTAATGAAGTTATTTCTCCACTAGCAACTCGTTTGTCTATTTCATCAGATTTTTCTTTATAAGCTTTGGATGCTCTAATTCTACCTAAAAGTTCAGGTGAACTAACAGCTTTACCAGCAAGTTCTATAGCAGTATTTAAAGCTCCACTATAATCACCAAACATAGCAGCTTGGTCTATTTGGTTTTTAATACCTTTAGTATATTTGTATTTCCAAGCATCTTCAGATGAATCAAGTTCAACTTGTGCAAGAGCCGCATCTATAGCAGATTTCTTTTCTCTAGCTTCTCTACTCTTTTGGTCTATCTTATCTATAGCTTTAGTATAAGCATCTAGATTCATACGAACTACAGGTCTAGGAGCAACATATCCTAAACCTATAGTGTTATATTGATTTTGTTTTGTTTCTTCAGCCATATCATATTATAATTATATAGTTAAACAAATATTCCTAATAGCGATTAAACTATTAGGAACAAATGTACGAATAAATATTATCTTCTTCTAATTAAACGACCTCTATTATCATAATTAGAAAGGAATTGATTACGCTGCTTCCAATATTCATAATTTTTCATTGCAGCTTCCCATTTACTTCTAGCAGTAGAATAATCTGCATCATTAGAATAATTACTTCTTACAGGAGCAGCACCAGGATCTTTCATACCTTCAACATTGTTCATTGCTCTAACAGCATTTATAATTCTTGGACCAAATTGAGTACCAAATGCCATCATACGATAAGGAGTAGCAACATCACCAGCAGCAATAGTAGCCATAAGAGCATTTTCATCTTCATAACGTTGACGAGTACTATTAAGGAAGTTATTAGCTGCACCTTGCAAACCTTGTAGACTTGTACTCCAAGCATTTGAACGAGCAAGTCTATTAGCATTTTCAGCATCAATACGTTTATTTTGAATTTCAGCAACATTCTGATAATACTGATTTCTAGCAGCAGCATTTCTAGCTCTAACTTGTTGTTCATTCTGAGCAGCCATATTACGAAGTTCAACTTCTTTGTTAGCTTTCTCATTCCAAAGCTTATTAGTTTCCATCATAGCATCAGCATTAGATTGTTGCATACGTTGAACAGCAGCATTTGCGCTAGATGTATTATTAGCTATTATTTTTTGAGCATTAAGACGATTACGTTCTACAGTAGCTCTTTGAGCACCATTGTGATAAGTAGTATCAAATGCTACAGGAATTTCATCTATATAATTAGGAAGCTTATAATCATATTTAAGATTCTTATAAGCATTTGTATTAAAAGCACCTAAAGAAAGGCTTCCTGCTAAATCAGTACCAAGACCAATCCAATCACTACTATTAACACTCATACCATTACGATTCCACCAATTATCTATAGGAGCAACATTAGTTTTACTAGAACCTATATTGTTAGAATCATGACTTACAAAACCTTTTGGAAATATAGTTTTTTCAGCTTGACCTAAACTAAGATTACCATTATTATAAGTTCTTGAAGAAATTCCAGTATTACTATTTGGTAAATCTTCTATACCAGCATAATTATTATATTTAAAAATAGGATTTACTTTACCACCTGGTTTAAGTTTAGCCCTACCTCCACATTTATAACCTTTACGTTTTAAAGCTTCTTGAATAGCAAATATTCTATTTTTATTAGCTCCTGCTTCAACAGCTTGAGCTGGACTAATACCATTAATCATAGGTTGAGCAGAAAATATTCTAAGAGCATTACCTACTCTTTGAGCAACTTCTCCACCTTCAGCTTCAATTTCATTATTGCCAACTTTGATACCTATACCAGTTTGTCCACTTGGATTAATTTGCTCATGCGAACTCCCCCGTAGAAGGAATGTGTTGTTACCAATCTTCTGTGCAACTCCACCATCAGTTATCTTAATAGGAACTCTTCTTTTACTTCTAGCTTTACCTCCATAACGCATTTCATCAGTAGTGTTCCTATCTTCATAATTATAATTAGTAAGTAAATCGTTAATTACTTCTTGTCTTCTAGCTTCAGCTTCGGCATCAACAGCTGCTTTATATTCATCATAACTTCTACCTTGAACATCTTCTACTTGACTATATCCGTTAACTGTATCATTTACAGGTTTAAAATTAAGATTTTGTCTAATATTATTAGTTCTATTAGCAGAAACTCTAGATTTAGTTCTACCTTTTCTTTGAATAGTTTGAGCGGATGCTTTTGTTTGTTGAGTTTGAGATTTACCTAGATTTCTACTATCAGTTGTTTTATTATTTGATACAGCAGGAGTATTAGTAGGAACATTTTTAATATTAACCCAAGTATTACCTGTCTTATCTCCAACTTTAACATAAGATTCACCATCATCAGCTTTATAGATACTGTCTCTATGAACAACTTCTCCAGGTTGAACTTTATCTTTAATTATAATAGAATCATTTGGAGTTTGTTTAGCAACTTGAGCTGTATTATTACTAACTTGTTGTGATTGAGCTTTAACTTTAGGATTATTAGTAGGTTTCTTAAAATCTGTTTTATTATTAATATTATTAGATTTACTATTATTTGTATCATTTAATAATTTATAAGCACCGTATGCACTACCAAGTGCAAGAGGAACACCAAGAGCGGTATATCCAACAACTTTAGGAAAATCTTCACTCTTAGATAATCTATAAAGAGTCTTATATGCTTTAGTATTTTTTATAATATCTTCTCCAACTCTAATTCTATCTCCAACACTCATAAAAGGTATTCTTCCTTCATAAGCAGGATTATTATCAGTTCTATATACTGGAGATATTCTAGTATTGTAAAGTTTTGGTCTTATAGCATTATATGTAGAATTACTATTTATTCCAAAAGGTTTAACATTACCTCTATCAGGAACAATAGCAGTTCTTCTAGTAAGATAATTATAAAAACTTTTACCTATTTCTTTTGGTGATTGTGTACCTTTTAAACCTGTAACTTTATAACCTTTAGGCATTACAGGATTAGGACGAAATGACCTTTCTGTATTAGATATTCCTTTAAAGTTATTTCTGCCACCACTTATTATAGTTTCCAAACTTGGTAAGTTAGGTTGTCTTCTAAGGTTATTAACTGAAGGAGCACCAGAGAAAACTCGTTTAGCTTTATCTAATCTATTATAAAAACTTGCAACTTTTCCAGCATTAGAAATTCCAACAGTTGGAGCTATACCTCCTTGAACCTGTGGAACATAATAAGTTTTACCATTATAGTTAATTCTATCATATTGACCAAAAGTTTGAGCAGCCTTGCTATTTCTATATTGTTGAGCAGTAAGAGTTCCTTTACGTTTAATTTGAGAAGCTCTATCAGATTTGTCTATATAGTTAATGACTTTACCTATAAAACTGTTATCTCGTCTATATTGTCTATTTCTAGCATTAACTACTCGTCTACCACTAGCAACTCTAGTGTTATCAGATTCATTAACATTACGTTCTAGACGATTAGCAAAATTAGCAAAGTTATATTTACCACCTTTAGCAAACATTCTTCTACGGGGGTGCTGTGTAGCTGTACCACCTCTACGATAAATAAGGTCTTCTTCGTTATCATTATTATTAAGATATGTAGAATAAAGAGCATTAAGTTGTTTATCTCTACCTTGCATATCTTGAATCATAGTCTGCCTATTTCGTAAAGCAGCAGCTTTCCTTGCAGCTTTTCTATTAGCAGCTCCTCCTATTAAACCACTAGCTAAACTTGTAGTAGCTCCTATAGCTGCACCTAACCAACATTTAGGTCTAGCTTTACCACCACATCTCATTACTACAGTATTATCTGTTTCTGTATTATAGTCTTCTATTTTAGATTGATTAACACCTTGTTTAGATAATGTACCATCTAGTACACCTCCAATACCATTAATAACTGGAGCTATAGTAGAAGTAAAAATTCCACCAAAATTAGCACATTTTTTTATTCGTTTCATAATTTAATAAGGATTAGTTGTAAATGATATGTTTTCTAATATAAAATCTTTTGTATTAAATATGAATCTAACAACTATATATTTACCATATATAAGTCTTCGTTCATTATTAATATCTTTGTTAAACAATTCATATTTATAAATATTATCATTAGTATTTCCTACTATATATTTTTGTTTAGCTGTATCATAATAAATAAAATTAGTATTTATTTCTTGAATATCATCTTTATTAGATAATTTGTTTCTAAAGTAGTTTAAATACCATTGACCTTTACAATAATATGGAAGTTTAGATTGTTTAATATTATTAAAATCAGTACCATTTTTAATATCAAGTATTCCACTATAAGTAGAATCACTATAAATTATAACTTCATCACCTGAATAAATACTATCAACATCAGAATCTTCATATATACATTTATTAATAGCTTCTTTATAAAGACTATAATTTATAGATTCAAGTACTTTAATTGTTGAATAATTTGTATTAAATATAATATCTATATATGATAGATTATTATTATAACTAGGTATAAAAGAACAATCAGTATTTTTTAGTTTATTATACGTATTTACATTCTTATCAAATACATATAGATTAGTTTTATCTTTATTATTATCAAATAAATATGTTTCGTTATATGTATTATAAGATTTAGTAAATGTATAATCATGGCATGATATTAATGTTGACGTATTAAGATTATAACTTACTGTTAGATTCAATATTGTATTATAATCATCTTTATAATATATACAAATAAGAATACGTTTATCTTGAGTATAAGCAAATCTAACTGTTTCAACATTAAGTTTTTTGATAAAAATATCTAATTCATCAGATAAAGCTTTAATATCATTATCATATCTAAGAATAGTCTTATTATTTTTATCAAACCAGATATAACCAGCTTTACAAAGAATACTTTCTTCAATATTATCTAGTCCTCCATAACCGTATTTATCAGGGAAACAATCTTCATAACTATTATCGAATACATCAATCTTTTTAAGTTTAATATCTGATGTAAGATTATTTTTATTATCAAACCTAAAAAGACTATATTTAGTATGAACTAATAACAACGTTCCAACACCTATAAGATTTACTATTTCTCCTTTATTTTCAAATATATTTTTATATGAATCAACCTCAAATAATCTAAATGCGTTAGTATTATTTTCATCACTTATTTGATGACTTCTATAAATAGTTTGAGGAAAATAACTTTTATAAGTATCTTTTACGAAGTTAGTAAATGTTTTAATAGGACTAGAAGTATAACATGCTGGAAGAGTTAGAAAATCTTTTAGCTTTTGAGGAGATAATATATTATTAGTATAACTACCTAAATAATCACTACTACCATTCTTAGTAAAAGTTATTGCAGCAGTTTCAAAATCTTGTTTTATAACAAAATCATCAATAGGTATATCACTATAAACATAATCTTGAATCATAGATACACCATAATTAACTTCTGTATCTTCTATGTTACAAACAGTTTCAGATGTTGCAATAAACATTACAGGTTTATCAAATATAATAGATTTCTCTTTATTATAATAACCTGGAAGATATTTATTATCGTTATATTCATTTTTAGTATATATATTAGGAGTTAATCTATACAGTGTTTTAAATTTAATATTATTATAATTATCACTATTAATAATTCCATATTTTATATATGGATTATCTTTAGCTTCAACACCTTCTAAAATAACATAATTTTGACCTAATTTATTATAAACATATTTAGCAATTTTAGGAGAATCAGTATATATAATATTTTGATTATATATAATATTTGAATTAGTACCTGTAACTTTATTATTATATTTTACAATTATAATATGTTCAACATTTTTAATAGGTTTCTCATAAGTTATAAAATATCCTTTATAAGAGTCAGGTATGCTATTACAAACAATATTTAAAGCTTTTATTTTATTATCAATATTATCATCAAAATTATTATCTATAGGATAACCTAAAGTTGCAGTACCGTCTTTTCTAATAAAGTGAATAAAAGTTTTATATTTTTGTTTAGGAATAAGTGTTTTATTAATTGTAGTAATATTTATACTAGAAGCTTCATCTACAGTAATATTTTTTAAAACTATTTTACCTACACTATAAATATTTGTCATAGGTAGATGATGTGCTGTATCAGAAGAATTAAGAGAAATATCACTAGACTTTTCGTTAATTGCATATATAGTATTATAATAAGTTTTATTTACATGTACTTTCCAAGGAGCGTTTACCTGTGAATTATCTCTTGATAATCTAATATTTCTTTTACTATATACTAAACCTAGTCTTGTTTGACCCCATCCACCATTATAACCTTGAGTAAACAATGTTTCAATCTTATAATGACCATTATTAATGTCACTTTCAGATTCAGATTCATTAGCTTTCAAATCTAAATCTATTTTTTCATAAGATAGTCTATCAATGTTAGACTTCATAGCCCAACGACTATCTACTAAAGTAATTTGACCTGTAGTTGATATATAAATGTTTATAGTTTCTTTTCCTTTATTTGTATTTAGTTCTACTAAATCTTCAATAGAATAATTCTTACCATCATCTGGACCATGAACAGTATTATAATCTCTACCATCTCTACCATATAATTTTGGTGGAACTAATCTATGATTACCAAGTTTTTGTGTTATCAAATCATCGCATTCATTACCTGGAAAAGAAGAATTATGAATAGGTGCTATAGCATTATTAAAAGTATCTCCTATATACATACTATAAGTATACTCTATATAATTTTGTTCTTTAACTACACCATTGTCATCTAAAACAGGGTCTCCATCTTCAACAACAACACAGGAAGATATAGGTTCGTAAGCACCACTTTTACCATTCTGAATATATAAGTTTTCTGCTATATATTTCCAAAAATTATTTACTTCACTATATACATCTGTAGAAGTTTCATCACATACTTTATAATAACCATTATATTTACCTGATGTAACAGGAACAATTTTTACTTCTTTCTTTATATTTTTTATATTAGTAGAAGATAATTGAAAATACATATTTATAATAGCATAATTATAATTTTTGCTATCAGTATTTTTATCATATTTATCTTTTACAAACTCTTTATTTGAAGATTTCAAAGTAGCATATCCTGCAACTGACATATCAGAAACATCATGTTCTTGATAATTAGCAATATAAAGTCTATTGTTATAATTACATAATGATTTAACATTGAAAAAGTTTATAGGATTACGAATTAAATCATCTACAGAAACTTCTTCAATAAAATCATTATTATAAATATTAAAAGTATTAGTTTTACTTTCAAGATTATTTGTATCAAGAATAATTCTTCCAACAACTTTATCTTCTATTTTTTCAACACATCCTATTTGATAATCTTTATATAATATATCATCATCTGTAATATTTACAGTAATGTTTATATTTTTATTAGTATGTCCTATTTTATTAACATTAAACTTATCAAAATTTATAGTATCAGCTTGTTTGATACTATTTTGAATTTTATAATTATGTGTTATAATCTCATGTTCAAGTTTTGATATAATATGAATATCATCAGTTATTTGAAACCAATCAGTATAATCATGATTACTTATTTTGAACCTTATAAAAAATGTATATACACCACTTATAAGATTACCTGTTTCATCAATGTTATAATCTGTTGTAAAACTTGGTATATCTGGAGCTATATTATAATTACTAATATTATTATCATCAATAATCCAACTTTGTAAAGGATATTTATAATAACTATTAGTAGTACCATTAACAAATTGAGATATAGCTAAACAAGTTTTATTATTACTCATATAAGTATAAGTACCAATAAAGCTTGTATTAGGTATATATTTCCAATTATTATCACCTTTTATTTTATAAGCTTTATCATTTTTACTTTTAAGTTCATATATATTATTATTGTCACAAAAAATATAAAGTTTGTCAGATGTAGGAATTATTCCAACAATATTATGAGAATCATTATCTATAGTATTATCTGCATTATACCATTTAGTAATAGCAGGTTTTAATCCATCTTCAGCTTTAATAAATTCACCTGTATCATTAACTATAATATTTCTAGCATTTAAAATACTATTAGGCTTACAATCTTTATATCTATGATTAATATTAAATTCAGGAATTATATTCATATCTTAAATGTTTCTAGGATTAAAAGTAAAGTTATAAAAGAAGTTATTCCATTCACTTTGAACATCTTTATTTAATTCATTACGAACAGATGCAGCAGCTTTTGGACGAAGAGTATTCCATTGAATCCAAGGATTAGTTACAGGACTACTACTTTTCAAATCATATACTTGATGTTTACTTCCACGACTAAGATATTTAAAAAGAATATACCATGACAAAGCTTCAAGAAGAAGACCATTGTCATAAATATATGGAACTTCACAATCATAGTATTCGTCATAATATGTAGCAACTTCATAAGATACTACAATGATATAATCAGTATCAAAGTTCAATTCTATATTATTACCATCTAGAATATAATTATGATTACTATTACCGTTTACTATAGAAGCAACTTCCATATAATTAACTCCTGTTTTATTGGTACTGTCAATAACAGCAATCTCAGATTCTGTAGCATGTCTATTACTATCAGAACCTGAGTTACAATGACAACTAGAAGAATCTAGTTCAGGAATTTCACAACCATACTTATCATAAACTCTAATTTCTTTTGCATTATTAATATCACAAGGAAATTGAGCTATCTTATCACTAACTTCCAACTGTCTTTTCTTTTTAACAGAAGGAAGAATCTTCATTTGACTTAAAGCATCAATAGTCCAAGCAGCTACTCTAGGAATCCAATCACTTTCACTTATATTAAAGTCATTGTCTACTTTTGCTACTAGGCGTTCTATGCTTAACTGATTCTTGATTTTCATTTCTAATAAATTTAGTATAAAGAAGTTTATCGGCTTCAAGACAAAGACTAAGCTTAGTCTTGAGGTCTATATTAAGTTTATAAATCTCATTAACATCACCTCCAGTTTGTTTAAGAAGTTGTTCATTAGTTATACCTGCATATTGAGCTGGTCTATAATTAACCTTTTTAAATTTCAATATATAAGCGTTTGGAAGAGTACAATCTAACAAAGGAAGTTCATATATAGCTTCAGGTTTACGGAATATTCTATAATCAACACCATTATAAGGAAGTCCATTAGCTTTAGCCCATTCTTCTTCAGCTTTATTCCAAAGATGAACTCCTTGTTCAATAAGTCTCTTCTTGTTAGCTTTAGTCTTAGCATAATCTAGAACATTACTTTCTCTTTGTCTATAAAGATTACGATTAAAACATATCCAACCAATACGATTATCATAAACATAACCATAACCTTGAAGAAGATACTCTTGGACTTTAGTATAGAAAGTTTTAATTATATGGAGATATTGCTTATGATTAAGTTTAAGACACTTTTGATAACTAACTTTACATCTATCAATTTCAGCAATTCTTTTCTTTGCTTTAAAGTAATTAATAATCTCTAGTAGTTTAGCTCTAGTTTCATTATTAATATTCTCATCTCTATATAATATTCCAAGTGTTGTTAATATTCTACCATTAATATATCTATCTTCAACAAACTCAGGATAATCTGTAAGATTAGTCTTAAACTCTGAAAGCCATTCAACAAATTTATCTCTCTTACCTTTACATTCAGCTTCAAGTTTATCTTTCTCAATAAACATAGTTTGAAGAGCCATTTTAAATGCAAACTGCATACTATTAAAATACTGCTTGGTACTTATAGGTTTTTCCATTGTTTAAAATTTAATATTGTTTGGAACTTCATCTGTTTGACGAACTTGATTTAAAAGGTCTCTCTTATATATAATCTCTTTAATTTGACCTACCATATCTTCAGATAAAATCCATTCATTATCATCTAAAGCTACATCTAATTCGTTAGCATCACCATTCTCAAGAATTATTTGATTAGGATATTCAAAAGCTGATTCAATAACTATAGCTCCTAGAGTTAAAGCTTTATTATTAGATGCTGGATATATATAAATATAATCATTAATATAATCATAACTAATAGCTCCACACATACCAGGAAGACTACCTCTAAATCTAGCAACAGTTTCTTTTATAAATGGAATTTCTCTATTAGTCTTATAACCAACTGTACTAACTCTATCAAATGGAAGATTATTTGTAAGCCTAACAGGTCTTTGAACTTTTTGTTTTGTACGTTTAATTTTATCAACACTTACTCCATCTGGAAGTTCAATATCTCCATCGTTAACACTAATAAGACTAACTCTATATCGTTGAGTTAGTCCTTTATCAATATAATTGTGATTCTCATAACTACGTCTAATAACTTCAGCTCTAGTATGAATAATTAAAGATTTTATATTATTACGTAAAGCTTGATTATTAGGTTGACCTAGACTATGAGCAAACTCACTAACAAGTTGTGCAATACTAGCCATTATATAATTAGTTTAAATATTAATACTATCAAAATTAGCTCCCCCGTAGAAGGAATGTATGACATGTTACCTTACTATACCTTACTTGCGAACATCAACATTATCTACATGAGGAGAATTAAATACATAACAATCATTATTATATCTAGCAACAGTAAATATTTTATTTTTAACAGACCTATTCTACCATTTTTTTTAAATTATACTTATGTTTATCTACTAGCCTGACTATAACTTTGATTACTGTCTTTAGTTTAATCCTACAACAACAATAAATACTATTATCAAAAGTTCTCCAAAAAGAAGTTTACTTATTATCTATATTATTATCATTATCGTTATCACAAACATCAAACATATTACGTATTCAATCACTTGCAAATATAGACTTTTATGACATTAAATCAAAATTATAATACTCTAATAGACATGCCTGTGTGCGCACACAAACTGCATAATTTGCAGCTTGCTATTAGTTAATCAGCTAACACATAATAAGTTATTAGGCAAGCCGATATGCAGTAGAAATTATTATAAACAAAAACTCCTAGCAACAGCATAACTATTACTAGGAGAAACAATTTATATAAACCAACGAAAAGAAGCTTATTGAACAGTATCAGCTTCCATATAACCTTTATCTTTCAAGTTCTTTTATGCAACATATAGCATTTTATAGGCTCTAGTCTTGGGTAGATTGTTCTCACAAACTTGAACCATCCATGTTGGTCCACTCTGTACCGTTCCAGACTATGTATCTTTTAAGGTTTCTGTCATAGTATTGGAAACCCAAATTAGTATTAGCTTCAATAGTCGGTCTTGATGTACTATATCCTACTTTATTAAAATTGGCATTATAACCATAAACATCGACATAGTCTTTTCCATTATACACATTTAAAGTTGTTGTTTTTTCATTATATACGGTGTGCCCTTTGTTAGTTGAGGCTAAATATTTAAAATTAGTATTTACCTCTTGATTGTTTAAGGAGACCATACGATATAAACCTAATGTGTCTGTTTTATCTGGTTTTTTATTGCATATAAGAATCATGCCATCACCAATAACAATATCATTAACTTCTATAACGTTGTAAAGATTTGGAGAATTAATCAGATTATTAATATTACTATTTGTTCTAAATATCAAGACTCCATCAATATTAGTTATATTTATTTTTGTATTCGAAAAAACTCCAGGTATATTCCTTTCACACGAAAACCCTTTACTCCTTACATAGAAAACATTAGACATAAGTGAATTAATAGTAGTATTTATTCTTTCAATACGAAATTCAACTCCAGTATCTTTGTTTATAGCATTGGTTATTACTGCACTTTTAATATTGATGTTGCTTAAAGAAATGTTAGGAGTATAGGCGGCAGATTGATATACTAATATATTATTAATATACAGATTGTCTACAGTTGTTTTTTCGGCATTAAAATTTTCTACTTTAATAGCATTATATGTTCTATTAGTACATTTCTTTATAATTACATCATTAATATATAAATGTTTGTCTTTAAACAAGCTTTCATTATTAAATGTGTTATCTAATGATATGTTTATCGGGAGACATAGCTGATTCTCTTTATAGTCAAAATCAAATTGAATATTATTTAAATATACCTTGTTCCTAATCCCTGAAGAATTTATTCCATAATAAGTGTTTCCGACGCATTTTATATTTTCCGCATAAGCTTCAGCCCTTTGAAAATCAATAAAAGAAAATGAACAATCTCCCTCTATGTATATATCCCTGACTTTTACTCCAGCAGCTTGTACTTTTATTGCTCTTTTTGAGCAATTATAAAAGTTGCAATTTTGAACCAAGCTGTTACTATATTGCAAATAATACTTTTCATCGTCTGAACCTATGAATTTGATACCATCACCATCATTTTCAACGCCTTTTATATTCTGTATATTGCAATCTATAATTCTACAATTTTTGAATAATTTATCAGAATTATTTGAAACTACAAATTGTATACCCGATGCATTAGTTTTGGCTATTATATTATTTATGTTTGACCTTAAAATGTTAGAAAAAGAACAATCACCAACAAGCCATATACCATTAGCATTGTTGGTCTGTTCATTGCCATAATTTTCTATAACAACATTGTCTATATATGCCTTCGTTCCATCACATCGAATAGCATATTGTTTTTCATTTTTTCCATCAAAATGTGATGAATAAACATATAAAGAACAATTATCAGCCTTGAGCGAACATTTTACAAAATGTGCAGTATATATAGACAACGAAGTTTCAGAGCTATATATAGAACCATTCTTTAAACACCCTCCATTAAATTGTAGTACACAATCATTAGGAATAATGACAGTAGCCCCATTCAAATCAAAATCATACCTAATCTCATAAATTGTATTAGTCTCATTTATCATCTCTTGGGTAAGCACATTCTTTCTTTCTCCGTTGATTGTTTGCCAGTTCTTACGTAGAATCTTATAGCCTTTCCCCGAAGCATTCAGACTGTCGTATGCCCTATCTTTCAGTTTGAGCACTTGTGTCTGCGGTGTGTCTCCTTCTGCTGTAATATCTTCTTCATCAGAGTTATTGGTAACATTACCACTAACAACAACCCTATCACCTATCTTATCTTGCAGTTCACCAATAGCGTTTATTACATCTTTTGCGTTAGCCTTAGTTGCTATATTAGTATTGATACCTGATACAGTATTGTTAAACTCATTTTTATTTACATATTCTGACAAATCAACTTCAGCTTTAAATTCACCAAGATTCTCCCAAACATTATCAACATAAAGATATTCAATATAAACATTGTTACCTTGACTATCTTTGTTAGGAATAAGATAAATCTTATTAGTTTTAATATCAGTAGTAGGAAGTTCTCTAACTATCAAGAACAATGTAGTATCTATATTACCTAATTGTTCAATAGGAACATTACCGTTAGAATCAAGACTAGCAACACCATTAGCTTTACCAACAGTGTCCTTAGTCAGCATACTCTCTACAACTTTAGAAATGTCAGATTTAATAGAATCAAACTCTTCTTTAGTAATAGGATCTAAATCACTGAAAGCTTTATAAATAGTATTACGTTTAGCATTACTTATAGCAATACTACTAATAGCTTTTCTAAGGTCATTTTTGTTAATCATAAAAGTTTAATTTAATAGTTTATCAATTTGTTTATAATCCCAACCTAGTTTATTAGCAATAGGTTTAAATATCCAACTCCAACTAACAGGTGCTAATATAGCAGAATTAACTAGAACTTTAATATCAGTTCCAAGAAAATAATAAATAGCAGCTATAACTATTATAGAAAATAGCAGAACTATTCTTTTAATAGGAACAACTACATTACCGCCTGCAACTTTAATCATAAAGTTTATTATAAGATAAGTCATAATGTTTACTATAACACAATAAGTAAAGTCAAATTGACTTATCAAAGCATTAATTATATTATTTATAACATCCATAGTTTTATTAAGTTTATATTAATAATAGTTCCAATAGTAATAATGATACTATATCGAACAACATCTTCAATTTCAAATTTAGCTAGTCTATAATGTTTCCATTGATAATATTCTCTAGCAATCATTATAACTTCAGCTATAACTCCAATTACAATAGAAACTATAAGCCAACCTCCAATACCAATATAATCTCTAGCGTTAAGTTTAAATAAATTCATAAGATTAATATTAAGTTTATTATAAATAAAAATAGTAGTATCACAAGTATGATTTCATGTAATACTACCATTCTAATTAACTACTAACCTATAAAACATTTTAAGCATTTCTGAGAGCATTTTATTTGTTTACCTTTACTCTTTACCATACGGCAAATTTAAAGATTTCAGAGCTAATCTATGAGCATCACAGAGGTTAAATTTCAATGATTTCAGACAACCATAATAAACTTACTACTCTTAGAAAATCACTTAAATTTATACCAATTAATAGGAACTCCTTTACGACAAGTATCAGCATACCAACGATTAAATGCTATACCATCATAACCATCAACATCATCAAGAACATCTTTTATATATTGAGCAAGATAATTTTCATTAGGAACACTCTTACCTATATAATCAGCTTTACACATATTAGCTACAAATACTTTATCATAAAGTATATCGTTATCTAGATGTATATTATATGCTTTAAGAATATTATCAACCTGCTCTTCTGTATAAGGAATAATTTTACCATTACTATCTTCCATTTGACTAACAGCAAAATCACAAAGATGTTTATTAAAATGACGACCATTATATTTAAGATATTCAATCATATCTTCAGGAAGTTCATCATAAATATCAAGACTATCTTTATACATAATACAATTAGTTTAACGATTAATACTAGCACCCACGTAGAAGATGTTAGATGTAGATAAGCTACTAGTAGCATTAGCTTCATAACATTCTTCTACGGGGGTGTTGGTTTATCTATAACGTCCTATTCTTCTAGGCTCTCTATCATCATAATCATCACGACGGCTTCTATAATCCCTATCGTCATAATCATAATCTCTCATTCTATCTCTGGAAGTATCTTCTCTAGCTTCACTAGCAGCTATACATTCTTCAAGTTCTTCCATATATTCTTTCATTCTTCTAAGTTTATCTCTCATTTGAGATATACTTTTATGTCCTGTCTGTACCATAATCATCATATTAGTTTAGTTTATTATTGTTACTTACTATATCAAGTATCTTATCTAGTTTAGATTCAACACCTGATACCTTATCTTTAAGTGAAGCTATTTCTTCATCTCTAGCTTTATCTTTAGCATAATTAGTATCAATAGATTTAAGAATACTTTCAGCTTGTTCAGCTTCATCTTTAATATCTTCAATATGTTCTAAAGTATAATTAGCTTTATGAAGTATAGATTCAACTTCTGCTTGAATTTGTTGTTTAGTCTCAGCAATTATAGTTTTACCACCTTTATATGTAACTATAGAACTATTGCTAGGTATATTATTAAAGTCAGTTGTTACATCACCAACTTTAACTTTGATGTTCATAACCATTTGATTAGTTCCATCTGTAGCAAACTGAGGAATTGTAGTACCAACAACTTCTCCAATATTATATTTAAGTTTATCAGTCTTATCTAAAATATAAACAAGACTACCTTGATTTAAAGCTGAAAACATTATATTACAAGTTGAAGTTTATTATTCTGTTTATCAAATACTACTATATGCAAACCTTCAGTAAGAGATGTAAGAGCGTCTCCACTAGAATTAAGTAGAGGAAGTGTGACATTATTCACCATCATTTCAAAGCCAGTTGCAGTAGTTGTAGCAGCATTGAAATTAATTACCATTATACCTGCAATGCCCATAGCTCTGAAAGTATGATTTGGCATACTAAAAACAGCATTAGCAGTTGCACTGCCAGCAGTCGTTTGAGTAGCTGCTACTAGTGGTATACCTCCACGATTACCAATGTATTCATTATATGTTGCCATAATTTTACCTCCTATTTAATTCCAAAATCCATTTAAACCATTACCATAAGTTCCACAACCATAATAGCCCATTTGAGCAGCTACACAATTAGGAATAGCAACAAAAGGTTGATAAGGTGTAGTAACTGTGCTAGGTTGAGAGCATTTAATTTCGTTAACTTCTTTCTGAATACCAGCTAAAGCTCCACTTAAAGGATTAACAGCAGCAGCTATCTGTTGACCAAATACAGCAGTCTGATGTTCAGTAGTAAGCTGAGTTTGAAGAGCATTAATCTTATCCTGCATTGCAGACTTCTCAGAAGCATCAAGTTTAGCTATAATTCTATCTCCCACTACATCAACAGCTTTTTCTAGATTACAAGTTTGGTCTCTAAGAGCATAACCAACATCAGCAAATCCTCTTGTAACAGCACTACCAACACCATTTACAGATTCTTTAATAGTATCTGTTTGTTGCATATTTAATATTTGGTTTTGATGATTACCATCACTTATAGCAGTTTTAAGATTGCAGCAACATGTTGCAAGCTGACTAGAAAGAGTCATTGTATTCTGAGTACCTGCATTAAGAAGAGCACCTGTTGAAGAATCAATTTTACAACCAACTTGAGTTACAGCAGTATTAACTTGATTAATAGCAGTCTGAATCATATTAGTAGATGTATTGAACATAGAAGCGAGAGATTGAATTGCATTACCATTGTTATTAATTGCTTGCATAAGCAAATCTCTACCATCATTGTTATTAACAAGATTAGCAAGTGGACCTAGACCACTACATCCGTTACCATTTCCACCAAGATTACCAAACAAACCACCATTACGCATAAGAGGATAAAGGAAGAACAGAAAGATAACCCAAATCCAATTACCATTACCAAAGCCACCACCATTATTCATAAGAGCCATAAGTGTAGCTAAATCACTAGTTGAAGAGTTTCCTTTATAATTATTATCAGGAAACATAAAAACTTTAGAATCGTCCATAAGTCTTAATTTAATTTAGTTAATAATGTTACTTGTACTTGCTAGCATTAGTACATTGCAAATATAAGAAGGTGGATTTATAGCTACAAAAAATGGATAATCAAGTTATCACTTAATTATCCATTCAATATTATGTTTATTATTAGCAAACTTATAAACGTAATTGTTTATTATTTGTTAATTAAATACATATAGGTTCAACATCTTTATTAAGCAAAGTAGCTTGTGCTGTAGCAAGTCTATAAACTCTAGATATAGATAGATAATTATAAGCTAGTTTTCTAAGATGTCTTATAGAAGCAACATTTCTATTTAGAATTTGAGATATGGTAGTAATACTAAAACCTGCATGTAACATTTGTTCAACAACCATAGCTCTAGCCATTACTATGTTTTCTTCACGAGATTTACCAAGAATATCGTCTCTACTTATACTTAGAGTTCCATTAGGAAGTTCAATAGCACAACATTTAACAACATTGTCTATGACCCTATATATTTCTTTCTCTTTATCATTCATAATATCACTAGTTTAAATTGATTAATAATCTATTCTTATATTTTATAGGACAATTATTAGATAAAAACAATTCACATGGTTGTATCCAATTACCTTGTTTATATTTAAAGATGCTATTTTACCATAATTTAAATTATTAATTAACCATGTTGTCTATTTCATTGTTAGTTATACTAGGAACTTTTATTTCAGCAGCACTAACTTCTTTGAGAGTTGAACCGTTCCAACGATAAAGTTTATCTGTAGACTTATTTACAAATATTTTACCTTCAAGTGGAACAAAACTATTATCTGCATAATTATCTCTACCAGTCCAATTAATATAATATTTATTTGTACTTGAACTAGAACTAACAAGGAGAGCAAATTTATTTGCAGAAGAAACATATACTACAGTACCTTCTCCATTATAAGATTCTTGTAAAATATTAGCTGTTTGTACAATATTAGCAAATTCTACAACATCGTCAAGATAACTAGGTAATTGAGAAGACTTAATCTTACCATCATTACCAAGAGTAACTGCATTACGTTCAAGATTTGTAATCTTTTTTTCAAGGTCACTAATCTTTCTACTTAAAATACTTATTACAGATTGTATTGTAGGATCAACAAAAGGATTCCAATCAGTCCAAGCACCTTTAGGACTAGTAAGATTAGGTGAATTTATATTATAACTTCTATAACATTTATATATTTTATCATCACTATGAGCACTAAAATCAAATTGTTTAGTATCGGCATTATAAAGACAATGAGTTGTCAATATCTGTGTTACAACATGTGACATGTCATCACCAATTATTTCAAGTACACCAATAAATACGTTAACGCTACCATTAGTTGTATTTTTAGGTTTAGTTACAGCATATATTAGAGGCTTGCCTTCATAAGTATCTTCTAAATTTTTAATATTATCTATATTATTAAAACTTATAGAAGTAATACCTTTACTTAAAAATTGTGTCTTCAGTTTATCTATAAGATGTTGAAGACCAGTACTATCCAAAAACTTATTTTGAGCCATTATGTTATGTAGTTTCGTTAAACATGTTATCTATTTCTTCGTTAGTAATAGTATCTATAGTAATATCATCACTATTGACACTAACTTTAAATGGAGACATTTTATCTCCAATTTTTTCAAATAATTGTGTTACTACTTTCATATCAACTACTTTTAATATAAACTCTATGTTGCTTATGCTTTTCAAGCCATTCTTTATATTTCTCATAAGTAGACTTGTTAGCAGTAAATTCTATATTATTATTCATAATTGTACCATTTACTTTTATAGCACCATCAGGAGTTATAGTATATTGAAAACTTGTATCATTAATATTCTTATCTATCAAGTCAATTTGCTTATCAACATATTCTTTAAATAATGTTGCTCTAGCAAAATCTTCTGAAGCATAAGCTGCACAAGCAGATTGAAAAACATTCCAACAATTAAAAACTATACTACCGTCACCTTTACAAGAAAAAGAACAATCATCTAGAATATGTTTACCAAAGTTAGCAACAAACACGAGAAGTTTGCGATAAGTTGGAATCCAACTAACTGGAATAGTAAGGTAACAAACATCAGAATCTATAACATGATTTTCTTCATGTTCACCAATAGTATAAACTTCATTATAATTTGTATCTATATCGTCCATATCATCAAATATTAAATGTTATATCACTGATATTGTTTATATGATTATCATCTAGCATCGCAACATTATCATAACAATGTTTAAGCATCTGTATAATACTAAGTTTAATAACCTTACTTCTATTCACAACATACCCTTTTTCTTCAAGAACGTTTATAGTCTTAACTATATGTTCTTCTTTATCACATAAGGAGTTAACAGATTTCGTTATTTCAATATTATTAATCATAAGAACATCTTATTAATTAAATACTTTGTTACTAACATAAACAGAATGTTCACCGAATATTATACTAAGTTTATTACCTATTTGTCCAATACGAACAACAGGTTCTTGACCATTATATATAATATTCAAACATTCTTTTGTTAAATCATCTATCCAATCTTCTTTTAATTTAGTAGAAACATTAATTGAATCAATTTCATAAGCTGAAAGAATATTATAAAGTCTATAGTATTCAGTACTGATAAGTTTAAACAAATTCTCTTTAATAAGTTCTTTATTCTTATCTACGTTGTTATGTATTATAACATCAGTACAATGTCTTTCTATAGCAACTCTAAAACTATCAAATGCTATCTCTATAACATTTTTAAGTTTAGCTCTTTCTTTACTATCAGCATCTTGAAAAGTTTTATCTAAAACTTGATTAAGCTTAACTACATTCTCGCTAACTTGTTGAATAGCTTGAGCCATTTGAACAATAGGCTTATTTCTATCCTTAGCTTTAAAAAGGTCAACAAGTCTAATTATCAAAGTATAAGCAATAAATACTCCACTAGAAATTAGAACTGTAACATAAGATGAATCTTTAACTGCTTCTCCAACTATTTGATTAACTGTTTGAAGTTCATCCATATCATTATAATTAAAATACTAGCTCCCCCGTAGAAGAGGTTGCTAGTATTTGATTATATATATTATTTAAGCCCGAAAGCAGTTTTAATAGCTTGAGCATTAGCAGTTAGAACAGCTATATGAACAAGCTGATTAACTGTCTCTGTATTAAGCTGACGACCATACTTTCTATCATTAGAGAAACGGAGAGTAATAATCGTATATTTACCTTCAGGAACATTCATTGGATAGCCTGGATAAATACTAGCACCATCAGCATAAGTATTATCAAATCCACGGTTCTGAGAACACATAGAAGCAAGCTGACGAACATAAGCTGCATCACATGTAGGGGCTGCTGCACGAGTATTCTCTACAGTAGCAATACTATAAAGGTCATCACCTGCACTAACTTCCCACTCGGTATAATCACCAGCTTTAGCCCTTATTGTCAGTACTCCAGAAGCGTATGTAATAGTAAGACCAAATTGAGCTTCATCAAACTTTTGAGTAAGTTGTTTCTTCAACTCATTACCAAGCTTATCCTGTGTATCAATTTTTTCACTACCTTTTACAGTAACAGTCCACTTATTACGCTCATTAAAGTGCGTACCAAGCTTAGTAAGAACTACTGTGAAATCTAGTCCATTAGATACTAGTCCATCAGCAGGAAGATTAACCTTTCCTACAAATGTTGCAGGAACATATTTACCTGTCTGCTCAGCTGAAGAACTAACTTTAAGGTGAGATGCATCTACAGGAATTGTAATAGCATTTGAATCTTTACGACCAAGTGCTAGAACAAAATCCTTATCTCCAATAGTAGAAATATACTTACCATCATTCGGAGTATAAATACCAAGCTGACCATCAGTAGGAGCTGAAGTAGCTAAAGTAGGATTTGTAACTATAAGTAATTGTTTCATATTATTAAAAGTTTAAATAAATTATTGTTATTGAGCAGCTTGAGAAACATCATCTTGACGATAATTATTTCTCATAGCTTCTTGTTGTTGAGCACGTTCTTGAGCTTGTGCAGACAATAGACTACCACTAATACTAGCGTGATACAAATCTACAGCACGCTTCACAATATCTCCATGAAGATATTCAGGCAAGTTACAATTAGCGTTAACACTTCCAACATCTTCAGCATATTTGACTGTAGCAGGTTTAGCTATATAAGATACTCGAAGATTAGAAGGTATTACTCCATTAGGAATATTACTTTGATTATTCTTCTTCCTATCTATATATATTTTTATCCTAATATGTCCTTCTTCCCTATTAACTATATGAGCTATAGGACTTCTAAAAGATGGAGCTAGAATAAAGTCATTCAAAGCATCTGCAACATAAATATCATCTATAATTCTAATAGGAAACCAATCAGTTTTAATTCTTGTATTTCCAACACTACTACTTGTATAATAATTAATGTTGAAATCACAAATATACATATAATCAGAAGGAATTGCAGTCTTCTCTACTTGAGGTTTATGATTACAAGTAATATCAAACTCAAATCCAGTAGTCATAACAGTTTGTATAGGATTTACTCCACTATTAAGAGTAAATTCGTTTCCATTATATTTGTATATTTGTACTTCAGCATTTTTATATAAAGTACTAAGAGCGTTTATTTGTCCAATCTTAGAATTATCAGTAATAACTCTATCGTTAGTACTAGCTATATTTCTCTTGATGATTTCATTAACTACATCAATGATAGCCGTATTCAACAACAAGTCTATTTGTTCAGGCAGAATAGCACGAACATTCTGCATGCCCATTTGTTGAGCTAATTGCCTAAACATTATGTGCATATCTACTATATTCATAACTCAAACTATTTAGATTAACTTTAATTTATTCTCATACATAACTTTAACTGCATTGTTATTTGGATTGTTGAAATAAGCAACAGCTTCATTAAGATTTGCTCCAATAAATCCACCATCAGCAGTAGTTATTTGTTGGTTATAAGTAGAACGAATAAGTTCACCACGTACTATCAAAGTTTCAATAAACGCTTTAAGAACTACATTCTTGTCATTAACAAACTTATTAAACTTATCAGGATTAAGATTAGCATAATCCATAAGTTCTGTAGTCTGTCTAATCTTATCTTTGTTAAGAGCAGCAGCAATATTCTGATTAGAAGCTTTACATACTGCAATATAAACAGCTTGGAATCTAGATGGCGAAGAATCAAGTTCAACTATATTACGTAGGGCAATCTTACGCTCCTCAACAAGCTTCTTTTTACGAGCTTCTTCTCTAGCCAAATCTTTAATATAAAATCTAAGATTTTGATTACCATTAATAAATATAGGGTCTTTAGCAACTTCACTATAAAGAATACAATGACGATACAAAATATACTCTTCAAGATTTACAGGATAACCATATTTGTATTTAGTACTTTCAAGTATATCAAGTTCCTTATCACGTTTAACAGCTCCTTTATAAAGTTCATCCAAGTTGTTTTTAGGAATACGATTATAAGCTGCAAGTATTTTATCTTCTTTCTCTTTAATAACAAGATAATCGGACTTGTGATAATAAACAAAACTTGTATCAAGTTTAGCATCGCCTCCTGTAATTGTAAACTGAATATTACTTAGATAAGATTTTACTCTACTTACAAAATCGTTATGAGTAGCACTAATACCTAGAAGACTTGGAAAATATGCTTCAATTTCACCCTTATGACCCATAAGAGTTCTAGTAGAACGAACAGAACTTCCTATTGTAGCTTTAACTGGACCAAGACTAGCCATATTAACTCTACGATAATTAGAATAATTACTAACAAGAGAAACAATTATAGTTCTATTATCAGTATATTCTTCATTTAAATCTTCTTCAAAAAACTCTTCAGCAGAAGTTTCCACAGGACTCTTAGCAGGAGTTTCTACAGAATCAGCAGACTTATTAACTTCTTTATTTTCTACTTCGCTTTCTCCTGAATTACTTTTGTCTTCAGGTTTACTCTGAGGTTTATTAAGACCTCCTCCATTAAATGTTGGATTAAATTCAGTCATATCTCTATTATTATCAGTTTAAATTAAAGTACACACTTGAGTTGGAACATCTTAGTAGTCTTATCTACTTGCAGACCGTATGAGTTCTTAACCTCATAACGTGAAGCATCAACATCAGTTGAAAGAACATTAGTTGGGAATCCACCCCATGAAGCAGGAATTGGAGTAAGACCTTTATATACACCAGCATTATAAATTTGACCCTTTTGACGAACCTTACGAACATTACGACGACCGTCATAAGTAGACATATCAATAAGGAATGCTTGGTGAGATGTAATAGGAAGACCAGTACGAGGATGAATCATACCATTAGACTTAGCGTTCTCAGCAAACGTTCCCTTATCAAGAAGTGGAAGATGCTTCATAGTAATTACGTGACCATCAACAGTTTTATATTGACGGAAGTATTTACCATAAGAAAGACCATCACCTGAAGTCTCAATCATCTTGTCACCAAGAGGAGTTACAAATCCCTCAGAACGAGCATCATTACGAATAGCACGGTCAAAATCTTGCATAAATCCTTTACCAGCACAAAGAATAACTTCCATAGAACCAGTATCAGTATCCTTATCAAGAACATCACCTACAGTACGCTCAATCTTATTAAGAGTAAGCTCTTCACCATAAGTATCATAGTTGCTCTCACGACAAATCTCTTCCATACCTGCTGTATGAGGAATTGGTTGTCCATTATCAGGGTCAACAAGAGTAATTTCACCATTCACAGTCTTATTATATTGAGCAAACCAAAGACGTTCCTCGTCCATAATACGACATTGAATGTCAAACTGACGCATTTCTTCATTAATCCAAAGGTTAGTAGTACCACCACCTTTAGTCTTAAACTCATAAGTAACTACAGTGTTACTAATATTACCAGCAATCTCTTTAGAGTAACGGTGGAACTCAAGTTGAGAAGTCATCTTACCAGGTCCCATAACATTACTACGATTACCTTTAGAATAACTCTGAGGAATAGTAGGAGCAGTCAAAGACCAATAAGCACCAACTTTCAGATTGTCAGCAGAAACATAAGCATTTGGATTAGGAGTTGTAAGACGAAGACGATAAAGATAACCACCATTTGGTCCTTCACCAAGGTCTTTCATAATACGAACTTGAGTAATACCATCAGGAGCAATCAAACCATATTGCTCAATAAACCAATGAGTCTTAAACTCAACATCAAACATTACACCGCCTTGTCCAACATTACCTGTTGCAGCACAAGCAAGAACTTGGTCATTAAACTTCATACGACCCATAGTCTTCCATGTCCAATCAACAGTATCAATATCTACTACACCAGCTGAACCTTGACCTTCAGTAAGGAATGTCAAAGGAAATCTATCATCATCCATACCATAAGTATAGGTGAGAGTAGAGTTAATCTCAGCAGGTTTAGTAAGCATTAGATGAGCAATAGTTTCCTCATTAGAGTAACCTCTATCATCATAATTACCACGTTGTACTTCTCTAAGTTTATACATAATAACTTTAATTTAATTAATAATTAGTTTACATTAATCAAATACTAAATCGTTAGCATTGAACTTATTATTAGTTGGCTTTGTTATACGTACAGTTCCATTAGTACTTTGTTGCTTGGTTTTAAGTTTAAGGACTTTAACTTGATTTTCCTTAATAGCCATATCAACAATATCTTTATAAGTACCACCTGTAAACAGAAGCCAATTATTAATCATATTCATTTCCACTTGCTTCTCAAATGGAAGTTTGTCAAACAACATTTCAGCAGCAGAATTATAAGTAGTACCTTCGTTATCAGTAACAGGTCTAGAAACAAAGTCATAAAAGTCATCTAGATTAACTGTTATCTTCTGACCATTAACTTCTTTTACAAAAGTCTCAGGAAGAGAATACTGACCAATAGTTCTACCTTTAATCAGATTATTTACATAGTTATAATATTGATTAGCTCTTTCAATTTCAGCTTCTTCTTGAGCTTTAGCTTGTTGAGCTATTTGCTCACGAAGTTGTTTATCTTTCTCTTGAAGAGCTTCAAGACAAGACTTAGCTTCATCATAAAGAGCACCACTATCTTTAAGATATTTAATATAATTCTCATTAACAGATTTATTACCAAACTCTTGAGCTGCCATAAGAATTATATTCTGCTGTTGAATTTCATTATCTTTATCAAGCTCAACTCCACTTCTATCAGGAATTTCACCAAAACCTTTAGCGTCACCATGAATAGTAATATAATCAATAAATGATTTAACTAGAGGATTATCATTATAAATTCTAGTATAAGCTGCTTGCTCAGCCTCAGCATAAGAATTAGCAATTACATCACTAACATAAGCTTTTATTCCATTAACATCATCTGTATATTCAATAGGATTACCATCTTCTCCTGTTATCTCAAGACCAATAGCTTTCTGAATATTAGCAAGGTTAATTTCTGTATCATCACCCTCTTCAACTTCAAGAGATTTAATCCAATCTTGAACATCAGCAGCAGCTTTAAATACATTATTGTTACTATCAACTAAGTCACCATTTTCAGCAACAGTATAAACTTGACCATCAAACTCAACTTGAGAACCAACTTCTAGCTCCCCCGTAGAAGAACTTTGATTGTTATTATCTCCTTGCTGTTGACCTTGTTGACCTTGATTGCCATTATTACCGCCATTGTTATTATTGTCTGGCTGATTAGCTGGAGGAGTTGTTGGAGGAGTTGTTGGCTGATTATTATTATTCTGACCATTAATATCAGCAGCTCCATTAGTACCTCCGTTAATATCGGGAGCGTTCATTGGATTCTTATCATTTGGTGCAGCTTGACCACCATTATTAGCAGGTTGCTGATTAGTACCATCAAAATCTATCTCCATAATTAATTAATTTTTTAGTTAAACAATAATTTTAATATTTATGTTAAGTGCAAAGTTATACACATTATTTATATATACAATAACTGTTTTATCTTCAATTACAATATTATAAGTTAAATAAGTATTTGTACTAGTATCAATATTAATTAATACTCTCAAACTAATACAGGCAGCTTTATCAGTTAATTATCAAATCTATTTGCTGATAGTAGTCTTATCCGAATATAAATATCTCTGTAGACCAACTTCTTTTTAGCTCTGTGCCACTCAATATATTCAGATGATAGATTAATCAACTTTGATATTTGACACGCTTAAATCGTGTTTTCAAAATATTAGTTTTCGTACTATAAAGACAAAAATAATCCCCAACCGTAGTTTCACAACTAAGTTGGGGAATAAACAAATATTTAACAACATTATCTCAACTATGGTTTATTTATCATATCTATTCTTATTAGTCTTAGCTATCTTTAAATCATTCTTCATTTGCTCACGTTTAAGTTGCCTATCAGCAGCAGCATTATATGTATCAAGAGCTAAACGTTGACGTTCAAGACCAAGTTTAGATTGTTCAATCTGTTGTTTGATTTGGTCTCTACTTCTTTCAATATTCATTCTAGCTTCATTATCATTAGTTGGAGTATTATCTGTTAAAGCTGCCATATCAACATCAATATATTTAGATTGAAGTTCATATTGAGCTTTAAGCATTTCAGTTTTTCTATCTTCCTCACCTTTAGCTTGAATCTCACGAATCTTATTTTGAACTTCTTCTTCTTTAATTTGAAGCTCCATTTGCTTCATTTGTTCTTCATGCTGTTGTTTAATAGCAGTAAACTTATTAATAGCATCTTTTATCTTAGAAACATTATCACCTGTTATAGCAGCCATAGCCATATCAAGGTCGCCATTTTGTGCAGCACTAAATGCCCATTGACGAAGTTGTTGAAGTTTATCTATTTCTTTACTATCATTACGAACAGTAGTTGCAAAATCAGAAGAAATAAAAGAATTGACGTCAACTGAAACAAATCTTTGTTTACCTGTTTCATCTAAATAAGAAGTATTAAGTCCATCTATAAATGCAAGTTTAGCGTAATCCAAATCTCTATTATAATCTATTCTACGATAATCGTCAAATGTTTGAGTTATAATAACAGAACCCATTGCAGATTGAGAAATAGCTTGTTGAGTAGTATTAGCTCCAGCTGATTGAGTAATTTGACCATAACGTTGAGCATTCATGTCAACCATTTCTCTAGCTTCAAGTTTAATACTTTCCATAAGGTTAGTAAGCTCTGTAATATATTGACCCATATTAGCATTAAGCAAACGAACTTGTTGCATCTTAACACCACTCACATCTTCTTCATCATCAACAGGTAGAGTTCCTGTAGCTTCTAGTCTATAAAGAGCATCTTCTGGATTAGCTAGAAGAGATTTAGGATACATAAGTACGAGCATCTTATTCTTAGCTATTACCATTTCACGATGATAACTAATTATATTACGAAGTATTTGGAAAGGAGTAATTGTTTCTATAATACTAAATTTACCCATAAATGGAAGAACTTCCATAATACCATTATAAGGAAGCTTTCCATTACGATTAAAAGCTATAGGTCTAGCTTTAATTGGATAAACAGCATTATACCTATTACCAATTCTATAACCTTCATAAACTTGAATCTCATATTCCCATTCAATATTTATATCTCCTGCTTCAGGATTAAGTTGATAATCTTCTTCAACAACTCTTTGTGTTTGGAAACCTATCTCATTAACATAAGTAAGAATACCTCTTCTAGCCCAACTTTTCCATACAACATGCCATACTTCATAAAGTTGAGTATTAGCTTCATAAGGACTTAGATTATTATTCTTAAAGAATTCTCTTTCTTCTTTACTAAACTTATCACACATATCAGCATAATAACCTTTATAATTATCATACTTTAGAAGTCTAGTAGATTGAGGAGTATCTATAGATTTATCATAATATTGTTCTAGAAAAGCTCTATCTTTATCACTCAAATCCTTGTCAAACATTTCAAGTATTTGATTGTAAGACATCATAATCTTTCTAGCAAACATATCATGGTCTTCGACAAAGAACTTGTTGTTTGGAATAGGATAAGCTTCAACTACAGGAACAGCTTCTTTAACAATCTTATTACCTCTAATCTCACTATAACTATAACATTCACCTAAAGCACAGAAATTGAAGAAGTTTGTAAGATATATCTGATTATCTTCTGTAATAGCTCTTACATAATCAAGAACATCTTGACCTTGTTTAGATTGTTCATCAATATAATCTTGATTAAACTTCTCCATAAACTCTTTCTCGTCAGGCATAGCATCTTGTGGATTAACTTGTTCAGGAGGAGCACCATTTTGAGCAGCTTGTTGTTGAAGTTGTTGAAGTCTTTTCTGAAACTCTTGTTGAAAAGCTAGTTGAGCTTGTTGTCCAACAGCTTGTTTAAGTTTCATATCATGATTAATTACAACTTCAGGACTACAACTACCAACACTAAATTGATGAACACCTTTGAAATATTCACTAATATAACGTCTTACAATATCAGACATTATATCTAGATTCCTCATAACAGCAGGAAAACGTTTATATTTTTCCTTAGTAGCATTATAAGGATTAAGAGTTTTACGATAAAACTCGTCTGGAATATTACCATGAAGAATGTTAAGTTTTGTCTCAACATCCGTTCTATCATTCATACTTAAACCTAGACTAATAATATAATCAATAGAATTAGCATACCATTCAGGTTTAGCCTTAGTAGCAGCATCTACTTTCTGTCTAGGAAATTGAAAAGTAAATTTACTTCCGTACATA